TTACGGTGCTTCATCGGCTACCGGAGATTACGGTGCTTCATCGGCTACCGGAGATTACGGTGCTTCATCGGCTACCGGATATTGCGGTGCTTCATCGGCTACCGGATATAAAGGTGCTTCATCGGCTACCGGAGATTACGGTGCTTCATCGGCAACAGGCAACTGTGGAGCTTCATCGGCAACAGGCTACAAAGGAGCTTCATCGGCAGAAGATAAAGACAGTATTGCAGTGGCTTGGGGTTATCACGGAAAGGCAAAAGGTGTCTTAGGTTCTTATCTTGTATTGGCTGATTGGGAAGGCGACGAGCGTAATTACTGGACGCAGGAACTTTGGTCACTTAAAGGTGCCAAGATGGTACGTGTTGACGGAGAGAAAATCAAAGAAAACACATTCTACACTATGATCAATGGTGAGATCGTGGAGGTGAGAGAGTAATGAAACAACCCAAAAAACTAACACGAAGCCAAAAAGAGATCGTCCATTCGCAAGGCTATAACGTAGATGAATGGATGGTTCGAAGAGAAACAGAGTTCCATTTGTTCTTGGTTCACAAGGACACAGGAAGAAGAGTAACCGTTGATAACTATATGCGGAGGGCGAAAAGATGACTAAATTCAATCCATACGTTGTGGCCGGAAGCATTATGACGATCACAGGCGCATATTCGATTACGGATGATTTTCAGACGATTCCGAAGATTATCTTAGCTATCGGAATAGCACTTACGGTATACGGATATTGGAACTATGACAAAATCAGCAAAGCATTAAGAATTTATAGAAAAATGGAAGGGAGAAATAAAAGAAATGGGAGAAGTAAAGAATATGTTCGATTTGAACAAACTGCATTTAGAAGATGAACTGAACGAGGATGTTTCTTTTGAGGAAGGATTGGCTGAGTACGTCGAGAACACGAAGGACGCATCGATTGATACCTTGGCAGAAGAATTTAAGGTATTTCCGATGTTCAAACTGTACGCCGGAGCGGTAAGAGGCGGTGCAGATTCCGAGACTACAACACGATTGATCGGTTCAATGATTCTTGGTCGGTCGATTACAGATGAAAAATTCGGAGATCGGTTTTATAAGGCTTCGAGCGATTTAACGTTTGGCGCAATCGACGAAATTATGAGAAAGGAGATAAAGGATGAAAAAAATAAGAATTAAGCATATTTTCTTGCAGAATTTCGGTAAATTCTTCGGTGCAAATACTGTTGATGCTGATATAGCAGACAGAACAGAGATTTGTGGAGTGAATGAATCCGGCAAGACAACTATCAAGCGTGCTGTGCAGTATGTTCTTAATTGCCGGGATGATAACGGCAAGGAAATCACAGGAATCCGGCCGCATGATGAATCCGGAAATGATTATTCTGGAATCGAGACAACGTGTGAAGTTACGTTTGAGCTAGATGGAAAAGAGAAAGAACTGAAAAAAGTATTCAGAGAGAGAATCGACAAGAACGGAGATTTCGCTGGGAATATCACGGATTCGTACATCAATGATGTTCCAAAGAAAGTTAAGGACTACGCAGAGTTTCTTGAAGATGTTTTTTTGGATGCTGACAGATTGCAGTATTGCTTGAATGCTCAATCGTTGTTGAAGAAGTCACCGGCAGACCAACGAACTGTGTTGGAAAAGACATTCGGAGATAAAACGACATTAGATATTGCACAGGAAGATGAACAGTTTGCACCTATTGTACCGATGCTTGCGGATGGAACAATTAAGGAACTGAAAGAGCGTTGCAATCGCACTCTGAATGGCTCACGTGGAAAATCATCGTCTAAAGGACTTAGACAGATTGCAGACGAATATGCACCACGTATCGACGAATTGATGAAGCAAAAGACGAATGTTGATGTGTCGCAGTTGCAGTCGATGAAGTCAGACATTGAATCCAAGATTGAAGATGTGAATGCCAAAATTAAGGATGCATCGGCGGAGCATGATGCTTTAGGGCAGGAGATTTTGAACCTTAAATTTGAATTATCCGGCTTGCAAAACAAGGCGAACGGGAACATTGATGATACTAGAGCGGAGCTTACGCAGAAGTCGTTTGATGTCAACGAGAAATTGATTGCACTGAAGAATCTGCAAAACGATCGTTTGCGCATGAAAGAGAGCCTTGAAGCGGAATTTAAGCGACATGTTGCTTTTCGTGAGCAATATGCCGAAGAGTGGAAGCGAACCAACGCAGAAACAATCGGAGAAAATGACACGATCTGTCCTACTTGCCATAGAGAGTTGGAGAATGCCGACGAAATCCGGGAGAGGTACGAAGAGACAAAGAAACAGAGACTTGACAACATTGTTGCAAGTGGGAACTTCGAGAAGTCCGAAATCGACCGCTGCAAGGCAGAGATTGAACAGACAGAGAAGCAAATACAGGAACAGGGAAAGAAAGTATCTGAATTACAGACAGAATATGATTCTCTGAACAACAGAATTGACGGTATGCCGGTTTGCGTTGATATCACGAACACTTCTGAATATAAGAAAGTAAAGACAGAACTGGACGAAAAAGAAGCTCTTTATAATAAGGAAGCGATTGGCTCAAATTTTACCGATTCCTTAAAGGAAGAACTTAAAAAACTGCAACATGATCTGCTGGATGTAACGGAGAAAATCGGAAAGGCATCGGTCAATGATTACATTGATAATCAGATATCACAGCTTCGTGAACAGCAGAGAGACACACAGCAGAAGATCGCAGATCAGGAATCAATCCTTGATTTGTTGAAGAAACTCGACCGAAAGAAAAACGAGATTCTTTCAGAAAATGTAAATCAGTATTTGGAATTTTGCAAAGTACGGTTATTCAGACCGCTTATCAACGGAGATACAGAAGAGTGTTGCGAGTTCATATATAAGGGAGAACCATATAACCGGAATATGAACCACGGTGCAAAGTTGCTTACAGAGATTGATATTTGTCGTGCATTCCAGCGTAAGAATGACGTGGAAATGCCAATCATCATTGACGATACGGAATCCCTGGATGCATGGAGAATACCGGAGATTGACACACAGTTGATTGTTATTCGCCGGACAGACGACAAGAAACTGATTATTAAGAACATGGAGGAATGAGATTATGAGTAAATTTAAGGTTGGAGACAGAGTGAAGCTTGTGAATCCTATGGAGCTTGGGCGGAATTTTTGGGGCAGAACAGGAGTAGTTGAGTATATCGAAAAGGACAATCAGGACGCCCTTGATTATGCGGTTGAGTTCGACGAAGAATCTCCTAAATTCCATGATTGCTTCGGTCATTGCGTGAAGAATTATGGATATTGGTGTAATGACGAAATGATTGATCTTGTAGAACAGGAGCAGTATTACAACGGAAAGATTTTTGTTGTAAAAGGTTATTTTCCGTCAATGATGACCGGGCATATATACGAGATTAAAGACGGATGTTTTATTGATAGTACAGGCTCGATGTATCCAATAGGAGAACCACTCAAAAATTTTGAAAATGTTGAAAATTATTTTTTGAAGGGATATGCACCGCAAAAAGTTGAAGTAATGGAAGTTAAGGAAGATTAGGAGGGAAATAATATGGCAGAGAATACACAGATTGCAGAGAAGAAAGCATTTTCCACTTCGTTAAGCGAGTGGAGCAATGCAATGACAGGATTGATTATTGAAGATTATAAATCTTGCGGGATGAAGATGGATGATTACTCGAAAGAGTGCGCTATGGAAGCAATGACAAGTATTTACAACCTTGTCAAAAACGACCCAAAGGTTAGCGGTATGGGAACCCTTGATACAAGCAATTTAAGAGGGATTGTAAATCGTTGTGCATCTCTTAAATTGAATGCAAGCGCATATCCAAGAGAGTGTTATTTTCAGTTACGAAATGTAAAAGTTGGAACTGATCCTCAGACAGGGAAGGATGTTTGGCAGAAACAGGTAGAAATGGGAATCGAGGGCAGCGGCTACGATTCATTGCTTGCTAATTATGGCAAGGATGTAAAACAGGTATATCCATATTGGGTAATTAAGGAAGGAGATGTATATATCCCACCAAAACACAAAGGACTTACAGTTACAGAACCGGAATGGGAAGAAAAATTCTTGTCAGATAAGGCTGTCAGGGTTGTATATCCTGTGAAGTTGAGTGATGGAAATATCACATATCTTTCGGCAGACCGCGACAGCGTAAAAATCAATCTTATGGCGCATGTTAAGCAAAACTTGATGAATGTTACTTTTGGAATTTGTGCTGATAGATATAAAGCAACGGAAAAACAGAAAGCGGAGATTAAGGCAAAAAAAGAAGAGATTCTTAATGCTCTTAGATCGTGCAAAACGGTTGATGAAATGCTTAAATGCGAGATCGCAAGACCATATATCAGCGGTGCATGGCTTGATACGCCGGAAAGCATGATCGTCCGTAAAATGTGCAACAATGCGACGAAAAAATATCCAAAGAATTACGATCCTATGGCGCGACAGGCGCAGATGGAAATGGATGAGGTATATCAGATTTCAAAAAACGAGATTGAAGAAAACGCCAATTCCGTTGACTTTGACGAGGATGTTGTAGATTCGGAAATCGTGAGCGAAGAATCGGCAGAGCCGGATTTTATGAAGGGAGAGTAAGGATGAGAGTAATTTCACAGGATGGAACGATGGATGTTCCATACGAAAATGTAGTCTTGTATCAAGATGAAAAAGAAATAATGTGTATATTTAGTGGAATATATATCGGAAGAAAATTGGCACAATATTCCACCGAGGAAAAGGCAATTAAGGCTATGGAAATGCTGAGAGGAAGATATGGAAAATTGGAAGTAATGAAAGTTATTGCAAGCGGCACTGCTGAATATATGGAAAAGTCACTTTCTACCAATGAAATGATAGAACAGCATAACGCCTATTGCGATATGAATGTATTCCAGTTTCCACAGGATGATGAAATCGAGGTGTGAGTATGAGGTTAACTTGTTTAGAAAGGAGAAATTCATAAATGCGAAAAATTACAGAAACACATACAGGTAAAATTGTTACTGATACGGATTTGAACTTAGAGTATCTATATGTTGGCGACTACGGAAAAGAGAATAATATCAAGGCATCATTTCTTGGATATGATAAGAGAATTGATAATGTAGAACATAAGCCTGTAGATATTACTGATAAGCTCGTAGTTACTGTATCTTCACAAAAGGGTTGCCCTATGAATTGTAATTTTTGCGATTGTCCTAAACTTGGTTTTAATGGTAATGCTACGTTACCAGAGCTAATTGCAGAGATTATGTCAGGAGTTGCTTTATCGGGTATCAAACACGGTCAAAGATTGAATGTGCATTATGCAAGAATGGGAGAACCTACTTTCAATCCAAGCGTAATTACATCTGCTGAATATATTGCCACAATGCTTATGAGTGAAAATTCAGATGTAACCTTTGATACATATCATCCTGTAGTATCTACTATGATGCCAAAATCAAATAAAAACCTTAAAGAGTTTTTACATAAATGGGTAACAACTGGATTTTTATATGGTGGAGAAGATGGATTCGGTCTACAGTTTTCTATTAATACTTTAGATGAAAATAACAGAAAAGAAATGTTCAGAAATAAATCATTATCATTGCAGGAAATTGGCGACATTATCAAAGAACTTCCGATGCCGAAGAAGAGAAAATATACATTAAATTTTGCAGTTACTTCTAAGAGCAACCTTGATGTTGATTTAATGAACAAGTATTTTGACAAAGAAAAATGCATCGTAAAGATGACGCCAATTCATGAAACTGTAGAAGCTGTAGACGAAGGATATGAAATCATACATGACTTTGATGTGTATGAGCAGTTTGAACAGCCACTTGTTAATGATGGTTGGGATGTAATTGTATTTGTTCCGTCTAAGGAAGAGGACGAAGACAGGATTACGTGTGGGAATTCATTAATCGCACTAGAAAAGGCAAGGTAGCTTATGAAGTTTAAATGTATTGCAACAGGAAGTACAGGTAATTGCTACACCTTAACTTCCGAAAGCGGAGAAACACTTATCCTTGATTGCGGAATACCGATTAAGGAAATTAAGAAAGGATTGAATTGGAACATAAGGGGGGTAAAGGGTGTGATTATAAGTCACACCCACCTCTAGACCACAGCAAGTCATTAAACGATTTTGAGTCAATGGGAATACCTGCATTTGCACCATATGAAAAATTTGAACCGCATTTTTACACAAAAATATACGGAGAATTTGAGGTTAAAGATTTTCCATTGACAACAACAGACAATAGATGGACACACACAAATGCAGATGGTAGCGAATGTCCTTGTTATGGATTTTTGATAACTCACCCAGAGATGGGGAGAATGCTTTATATAACCGACACAAATTTAATTAAGTGGCGATTCAAAGGCATAACTCACATTCTCTTAGGTGTGAACTATGACAAGGATTTAATCGACAATGAAGATTCCGCAAAGGTAAACCACGTATATCGGGGGCATATGAGTATTGACACGGCTTGCGAGTTCGTAAAATCGAACAATTCAAATTATTTGCAGAACGTCATTATGTGCCATCTGTCGAAGAATAATGCTGACAAGGATTTATTTATCGGCAAGATGAAAAGCACAGTTTCAAACGTGAATGTGGATGTTGCAGAGGCAGGCGAAGAATGGTTGCTACGGAATCCGAATGAGTGTCCGTTTTAGAAAGGAGAATTGATATGCCGAACTGGTGCGAGGGAATGTTAAAAATCAGAGGAAAGCAGGAAGATGTATTTAATCTTCTGGCTGACAATCTTCAAGTTTGGAACACAGTTATCATTAGAGAACCAAAATTTGATATGCGAGAAGAACTTGACAAAGAAGCCATTAAGATAGACAGAGAAGATGGAACTATATATGTCGAAAAGACTGCACATATAAAAGGCACTCGCAGAAACTTTGTTGAGCCAAACGACATAAATGTTTGGAAAGGAAAAGATGGAAATGCCTGTATTGCTGTGGAGTTTAGAGCAGCTTGGGATGTAGAAAGTGAACCATACATTAAATTATCCAAAGCATACAATGTTGATATAAAAATAGAAGCATTTGAAAGAGGTATGGAATTTAGCAGATATATCCTTATCGAAAACGGCAACTTAAAAGAGGATAAAGAAACTGAATATGATGATTATGTATGGGAATGCGTAATGCCTAACCTTGGAGGTTGATTAGATGATTAAAGGCAGAAAAGTCTACGACCCATTAACTGATACTTGGAGCACAGGTTATTGGGTTTCGGATGATAAGGGGAATTATTACCCAATATGGTAGAAGAAAAAGTGTCCGTTTTAGAAAGGAGTATTAAATGAGATTTAGATTGATAACAACGTCGATTATTGATGCAGAACCTATTTTAATAAAATATCCACAGTTAAAGGATAAGGTTGAAATTGTGGATGGCGATGCTTATGTCGAAGTTGAAAGCGCAGAAGAGCTTATGGAATTTGCAAAACTTTCAGGCGAGATTGTTGTCGGAGAAGATTTCATCGGAACGAAAGAACCGTTTATTGAAATATACGACGGTTACAGAGAATAAAAAGGAATGACAGGATGAAAGATATTGAAGATATTAAGAAATCATTGCCAATATGTAAAGAAAATCGACATCAATACATACAGCTCAGAAATCGTGGTTGGGAAGTATAAGGGCAGCGTTGTTTTTTCAAACAATGAGAGAGGTTATGAACACGTAAGTTTCTGCCCTTATAACGGACGATTGCCCGATTGGGATGCAATGTGCGAGCTGAAAGATGCGTTTTTCAACGATGAAGAGGAAGCATATCAGATCATGCCAAAGAAAAGTGAGTACGTCAACATGGTTGATAATTGCTTGCACCTGTGGAGACCGCATAACGGATTGGAACTTGGACTTCTTACACGCATTAAGCCGGGCAAGATTATTAAGGGCAAGGCGGTGGGATGATGAGCAGATGGAAAGAAAATGATTGCGTTGGTTGTCCGCAAGGTTGCATTAACTGTGGTAGGAAGAATGACTATTACGTGTTCGAGTGTGACAGATGCGGAGATCAAACGACCGATTCAGAAAAGTTTATTCACGATGGCGATAGCGATTATTGCCGGGATTGTTGGGAGGATGTGAATTACGAAATGGGAATGAAGAGAGATGCGATGTTGTGCAAGGCTATTGACGATTCAACACATGATTGGGTTGAAGGAAGCCTTGTAATACAGGATTGGAACGACAACTTTGTGTTCATTATCGAGAAGTTTGAGGGAGCTTGTTTTATGCGATCCGCGAGAGAACTTCTCATGGATATGGCACACATCATTGACAAAGATACGATTTGTCGATGCACCGGATGCAGAGATGCAGACGGACAGCTTATCTATGAACATGATATTTGCGAAGATAAGAACGGCAAGCGGTATGTGTGTCGGTGGATTGCAAGCGCAGCGTGTTTTGAGTTCAAGTGCAAAGAGACAGGCATTTCATACGAAATGACGTATGCAGAGGATTTCATTGTCAAGGGCAATGAATATGATGATTTAACGTATTAGAGATGGAGGTATTAAAAATGAATAAAGTAATTTTGATGGGTCGATTAACACGTGATCCGGAAATCAGATACACACAATCGGCGGAGCCTTTAGCAATCGCAAGATATACACTTGCAGTTGACCGTAGATTCCAGAGAAAAGACAATTCCGGGAACGAACAGAACGCAGATTTTATTAGCTGCATTGCGTTCGGAAAGAACGCCGAGTTTGCAGAAAAGTATTTGAAGCAGGGTACAAAGATTGCAATTGTAGGGCGAATCCAGACAGGAAGTTACACGAACAAAGACGGAAATAAGGTGTACACGACAGACGTTGTTGTCGAAGAACACGAATTTTGTGAAAGTAGACAGGGCGGTAACACACAGGATGCACCGAAGCCGATGCCTGCTGATGCTGGATTTATGGATATTCCGACAGGATTGACAGGCAACGATTTACCATTTAAGTAGGAGTTGATGATATGGGTAATAAACATACAATGACAGACTTGTATCAGATGCAATCACTTCCTCTTTCTGCAAAAATTAAAATGACAGCACGAAGGATAACTGAATGGGTCGATCGGTTTGGAGAAGAAGGCGTTTACGTCAGTTTCAGTGGTGGAAAAGACAGCACAGTATTGGTAGACATTGTGCGAAACGTTTGCAAGTATAAAGATATCCCGTTGGTGTTCGTCGATGTACCGACACAATATCCGGAATTAAAGAAATTTGCGCAGACATTTCAAAATTTGATTGTTTTGAAACCGAAAATTTCATTTTCACAGGTTTGTGAAAAGTATGGATTTCCAATATTTTCAAAAGAAATATCGGAATGTATTGCAGATAGCAGAAAATACATTAAAATCCTAACAGACAGACAGACAGACAGACAGACAGACAGACAGACAGACAGACAGACAGACAGGGATTCCGTTTGCTTATCGCATAGCCGATTTAATAGGAATAGACAGGAGAACGGACAAGGAAAACAAGGCATTTGCCGATTTGAAGATGGGGAATATCCCTAGTGAAATTTTGAAGGCTCCAATCAGAGTAAAACAGCTATTCGGCGTTAAGTGTGAGCAATTTGGCAGAATGTATGACAGGTCAAAATACCTGTTTATGTTAAATGCACCATTTGAAGTATCTGGTCAATGTTGCAATGTAATGAAGAAACAGCCTGCGCACCAATACAACAAAGATACAGGCAGAGTGCCTATTACTGTTCAAATGGCAAGTGAAAGCAAATTAAGAACTTCACAATGGTTACAGAATGGTTGCAATGGATTTGACTTGAAAATTCCAACAAGTAATCCTATGTCATTTTGGACGGAACAAGATGTATTGCTTTACATCAAAGAAAATAATTTGCCGATATGTTCTGTTTATGGTGATGTGGTTACAGATGATGAAGAGACCGGGCAGACTAATCTTTCAGATTTTATGGATATGGAAGAATTTGAACTAGGTAGACCGATTTTACATACTACCGGATGCGATAGAACCGGATGTGTTCTGTGTGGATTCGGATGTCACTTAGAAAAGAAAAGCAGATTTGAACGCTTAAAGCAAACGCATCCTAAATTCCATAACCTTCTGTACGTTCTGAAAAACAACGGCATTACCTACGCGGAAGCTATTGATTGGGTAAATGAACACGGACATTTCAATATTAAATATTAAATTTTATAAGTGGTGGGCGGCAGGGATAAAGGAGAGTGAAAAATGTGGTAAATATTGACGAGCAGAATCAGTACAATCAAGGCGTTGACGACGTTGTACAGGCGATTAAAGACCTTGTGAGCGAGAACCCAACGGATTGCTTCGCACAGATTGTATCTGATTTAGACCAGATAGCAAGCGACTTAAAGGAGTGTGAGGCATAAGTGGCTACGAATTACAGACAAGTGTATGCGATTGAGAAAAATAACAAAGACAGACTTCTCAAAGTGAATCCTAAGTTGAATGACAAGAGCGGTATATATTTCTTGCTTCGAGAGGATGAAAACGGATTCAAGTTTGCGTACATCGGGCAGGCGGTACATGTAATCAGCAGATTGGCAAGTCATTTATCCGGTTATCAGCAACACATAGATTTAAGTATCAGATCACACGGATTGTACGATGCAGAGAAAAATCCTTACGGATGGCGAATTGAATTTATGAATCTTCCGGCTTCACAACTTGACGAAGCAGAAAAGAAGTATATCCGATTATACGCCGACAAGGGTTATCAGCTTAGGAATGTCAGTTTAGGCGGTCAAGGAGAAAATCGTGCCAGCGGTTCAATAGGCGAGAGAAAAGCACCTAAGGGCTATATGCAGGGCATACAGCAAGGTAAAAAGGTTTTGGCGAGGGAATTATCCAACATTGCAGAAAAGCACCTTAAAATCGAATTGAGAGAAGATAAGGCTAATAACAAGGTATCGCAGAAACAGTATGAGAAGTTTATGGATTTATTGAAAGTTGGTGATTCAGAATGAATGATTGCAAAGGCTGTAGATACGAAAACAGCACAGATATAGAGGTGCATTTAGAATTTTGCACAAATTGCAAAAGGACTTATTCTAACGAAGAAGATAGAGAATTTCACGAAGATAAGTATAGAACTATAGACTAAAAATCAAAGAAAGGAATAGGTTGTGCGCACATAAAACCGAGGTTCCCTTCTGGTAAGAGAAAATGTTAGATTTTGGATATTACAACATGGATTGTATGCAAGGAATGGAAGAATTTCCCGACAAATATTTTGACCTTGCGATTGTAGACCCGCCTTATGGGAGAAAGGAACACGGTGGAAGAAATAGAAGCGGATATGTTAGGCAGAAAAACGGAAGTAAAATATTCGTAAAAGATGGGCAGTACGGAAATCGGAATTGGGATAATGATCCACCTTCAGAAGATTACTTCAATGAACTTATGAGGGTTTCAAAAAATCAAATTATTTTTGGTTGCAATTACTTTGATTATCCGCTAATAGGCGGTCGTATCGTTTGGGATAAATGTAACGAGGGAAGTGACCAGTCAGACGCAGAAATAGCATACTGCAGTATGAATAATAGGGTTGATATTTTTCGCTATATGTGGCGAGGAATGTTCCAAGGGAAATCAATTACTGAAGGTACTACCCAGCAGGGTAACAAAAGATTAAATGAAAAGCGCATACACCCAACGCAGAAACCAGTTGCGTTATATGAATGGTTATTAAGCAGATACGCAAAGCCTAATGACATTATACTTGATACTCATGTAGGCAGTGCAAGCAGTCTGATAGCTTGCTATAACACAAATCATAAATTTGTTGGATTTGAACTTGACGAATACTATTACAAGGCATCAAAGCAGAGGTTAGATACTGAAATGGCACAAATGAGATTAAGTGATTATATAGGAGATACAGTATGAAAGTACATTGTTTATTTGAACAGTCAGGAACATTCAAGAACGCTTTCAAGAAGTATGGAATTGAAGCCTATGACTATGATATCCAGAATAAATTTGGTGAAACGGACCATGTTATTGACCTTTTCAAAGAAATTGAGGGGGGTATCAAGGTAAACCGAGTTTGTTTGATAAAATAAATTCTGATGATTTGATATTTGCATTTTTCCCTTGCACTTATTTTTCAGATCAGGGGTTGAGGCATTTGGCGTGCACAGCTTATCAATACAGGAATTATTCTATCGAACAAAAATGCGAAGTGTCAATTAAACGGCACAAAGAACTTGATTTATTTTATGAAAAGCTGAATAAACTGGTTATAATTTGCCAGCGTAAAAAAATAAAGCTAATTATTGAAAACCCATTAAATACAAATGGACTTCATTATCTTACAAATTTTTGGTGCTTAAAACCTGATTTGATAGACAAAGATAGAACGGAGAATGGCGACTATTATAAAAAGCCTACTCAATATTGGTTTATTGGGTTGGAGCCTAAAAATAATCTTGTTTTTGAACCGTTGGAACAAGTAGAAAGTATGCAGCCAATACAATATATGACAAATAAAAACCCCTTAGGTATAGACAGAAAAACAGCAAGGTCAATGATACACCCACAATATGCGGATAGATTTATTAGGCAATATATTCTTGATGAAAAAGTATGGAGAAATGAATAAATATGCAAAACATAGTTGCATATTTATTTAAAAAAGGAGGATATTTTGGCAAAAAGAATTAGAGCAACAGCAGAGGCAAAACTTGATCCTGAATGGGAAAGAGCTTGCGCTATGGCTAATGATTTAAAATCTAAGGATGGCACTGTTCTTTGGGCATTAAGTTTCATTCATGCCTGGGAAAATGCGGTAAAAATAATAAAGGAGGCGTTATGAATTCTGCTAAATATTTTTGCTTTGGTGCAATGGATGATAAATATAGTGTTCAGTGCAAGCAAAATGGCTATACACTTAAAAATTCGGAGAAATGGGACAAGATAGTTGACTGTATAATTATGCTATATATACATGATATACTCACCGATAGCCGATACAATGAGTGCCTGAATAGAGTGCTGAAATACTCTAAAGCAGATATTACAAAAGATAAAAACTAAAATCATATAAGGAGTTAGGTTTGATGGCGGAAAGACGAATGTTTACTCAAAAAATAACAGAGAGCGATGCTTTTTTGGATATGCCACTTTCGACGCAGGCATTATATTTCCATCTGTGCATGAATGCCGATGATGATGGATTTGTGAAAAATCCTAAAAGAATCGCACGAATGATGGGCGCAAGTGACGATGATATGAGGTTACTTGTTGCTAAGTCGTTTGTAATCGTTTATGAAAGTGGAGTTATTGCCATTAAACATTGGCGAATGCATAACTTATTGCGCAAAGATCGCTATAAAGAAACAGAGTATGTAGATGAAAAATCTAGCTTGTATATTAAGGGAAATGGTGCTTATACACTAGACAAAAATCAGGGTGAACCGCTTACGGCAACCAAATGGCAACCAAATGACAACCAAATGGCACCTCAGTATAGTATAGGTAAGGATAGTATAGTAAAGGATAGTATAGATAAGGATATTATAAAAGAAAAAGATATTACTAACGTAATATCTAAAAAGAAAAGTTCAACTAGGTTCATTCCACCAACGCTTGAAGATGTTACTGAGTATTGTACTGAGCGTAGCAACGGAGTAGACCCACAGAAGTTTATAGACTTTTACGAATCAAAAGGATGGATGGTTGGTAAAAATAAAATGAAAGACTGGAAAGCGGCGGTTAGAACCTGGGAACATGGTAATGATTCAAAAAAACGACCATGGCAAAGCAATAATGACCAATTCGACAAGTTAATGGAGCAGATAAGGAGAGATGAAGATGATTGACGGCAAGGATGAAATGACAGTAGATAACAAGGAGGGGAGCAATTGACCGATAAAGAAACACGTAAGATAATAGCGGTGTTAATGGTTGCTTATCCAAACTACAAGCCGATTAACATTGACTTTACCGTATCTGTTTGGACGGATATGTTGTCTGATTATTCTTACTCAGAGGTTGACATGGCAATCAAGGCATATATATCAACGGACACCAGTGGTTTTGCCCCGGCGATAGGACAAGTTATTGACAAAATAAAATCAATAACTACTCCTCGGCAAATGACCGATGCCGAGGCATGGGCATTGGTTCGTAAGGCAATCTCAGATAGCAGCTATAATGCCAAAGATAGATTTAACGAGCTACCGGTAACATGCCAAAGGGCGGTCGGATCACCGGCACAACTAAGAATGTGGGCGTTGGATGCGTCTTATAACGAAAACGTAGTTAGCAGCAACTTCATGCGGTGCTATCGAACAGAAGTCACTCGGCAAAGCGAACTAAGCAGAATGCCAAGTGAGGTTCGACAGATCATCGAAAAAATTAATAATAACTCACAAATACTTTCAGATAACAAGGCTGGTCAGCCTAGAAAAATCACAAAAGATAAAACGATAATTGAATAAGTTGGTGAAATGATGGAATCCAGATATCAAAAACTTAAAAATGCTGGATTATGTGTAAGATGTGGCAAAACAAGAGATAGAGATGGTGCTTATTGCTCGGCCTGCTGCAAAAAACACACTGATGAAAATAAAACGGCAAAAAAATGGTACGCAGAAAATCACATTTGCCCTATTTGCAGAAAAGAAACCTTATACGGAGACGAAAAGCAATGTTTGGCTTGCCGACACAAACACAACAATTTTCAAGAAATTTATAGGCAGCAAAATAGGTTAGAACTTAACAAAAGACATGCAGATGGGGCAAGACGCATATATGCAGAGCGAAAAGCTCAAGGACTTTGCCCTAAATGCGGGAAAATTAGACCTCAATTTGGATTTATAACATGTGGTTTGTGTCAAAAAAAAGATAATTCAACATTGCGAAGCAAATATGTACCACATCCAATAATTCCTGTTGAAGGCAAATGCCGATATTGTGATAATCCTGTTTATCGCAACTACAAGGTGTGTCAAGAACATTTTGACAAAATGTATGGATATCGCCAGCTTAAATGGCATCCACCTATAAGAAAAGCGGTGGATGAATGACAAGCAAAAGCGATAACCCATGTAAAGACTGCTTGGCGCCTGTTCGACATATAGGTTGCCACGTAAATTGCAAAAAATATTTGACATGGAAGAAAGAATATGATGAATGAAACAACAAAGTGTTTAGCGAGAGGTCGAAAAGTCGGACGGTTGACAAGTATCTGATAGACAGAAGTTTAAAGGTAAAGGCAAAGTATCGGAGGAAAAGCAGATGAATGTTGTGGTTACACAAAGCGGTAAAAAAGTAAATATTGCTGATATTGTTTTGCCTGATGATGTGGCGAGAACAATAGCTAGCATGATCGGTTGACAAGTAAATAAATGACAAGTAGAATGTGCCGTAGAATGTAGTGTATATGCGGCACATTTTACGTAGGAGGACAATAGAAATGGAATGTGTGGCATATATAAGAGTGTCAACAGAAAGACAGGTTGAAGAGGGCTACGGCCTTGAAAGTCAAAAAAGAGATATCGAAGAATATTGTAAGAAAAATGAAATGCTAATCACTGATTGGTATATTGATGCTGGACTATCTGGAATGGATATGAGTAAGCGTGTTGAACTGCAGCGGCTTATATCGGACATATCAAAAATAAACGACATAGTAGTATATAAGCTGGACAGGCTAGCAAGGGATTCAGTAGATGCATTATACATGATTGAGAAACTCTTTACACCGAAAGGCGTCAGAGTTAACAGCGTACACGATTTTGCCAGGTATGAAACACCACAAGACAAGTTTCAAACACACATCATGGCAGCAGTTGCCGAATACGATAGAAACACAATGTTGCTGAGAATGCGCGGCGGTATGCTGGAGAGAGTCAAAAATGGCTACTGGATGGGCGGCGGCAATACACCATACTGTTACCGATATGATAAAAACCTTGGCTATCTTGTACCGATTCCAGAACGTGCCGAACAGGCTAATAGAGCTATGGATTTGTTTATTGACGGTATGTCCGACGTAAAAATTCAGAGACTACTTGGCTATAAGAGCGAATTTGTTGTGAGAAATATCCTCACAGGGGTTGTTAATATCGGTTATATCCCATACAAGGGCGGCACATATAAAGGATTGCATGAGTCAATATTTGAGAGCGACAAATTTTATCTTGCTCAGGAGTTGAGAAAAAGTAGACGTAAACAACATACATACAGTCTTACCGAGCCACATTTGCTTACAGGTTTGTGTTATTGCAAAACCTGTGGTTGCAAGATGCGATACCAGAAGATAACCGGCATGGGGATTCACAAGATATATTGCTGCTCGCACAGCAAATACTTGGACTACTTGCCAAACTACAATGCAGATTGCGACAACCCCGGAGCATGGGCAAGCGATATTGAAAAAGCATTTGAGCATGAGATACTTGACATCTCAATAAATCTATCGCAATACAAGCCAAAGGCAAAAGAAACAAAGTTACAAATACTGACTAACCAGCTTGAAAAACAAAAATCAAAGCTAAAACGGCTATACACTCTGTATGCAGAGGGAAACGACATGGTTTTGGATATGATTAAGATTTTGGAGACCGAGATCAGAGAGACTACCGAAAAGATCTCAGCTGAAAGAAAAAATGGTCAGCATGAGCAGAAAAAAGAATTTGTCTATGAAAATATAAAAAAACTTGCCGACATCTGGGATGGTATCAGCAAGTCTCAAAAAAACTCTATACTCAAAACTATAATTGATAAAGTGGTTATAGGCAAGGGCGATATAGAAATTCAGCTAAAAAACTTTTAGCACTTACATAATGCAGTTCCTATGGCGTTAAGGTGGTGCTATACCGCATATACACTACATTCTTTTTGACACATGACGCATAATGCGTCTTTTTTTATTGCCATTTTTAAAGCTATGTGATATGTTGAGTGTGTACTTAGGAGGTATATTGATGATTGATATATCTAAGCTGATAAAGGCTGAATATGAGTACATAAGATTAAATGCCAACTTCACAGAGCGAGAATTACAACTGTATGAGTTGCGCAACAAACAATATACATATGAAATGTGCGCCGAGTTGATGAATATGAGTGTATCGACAATAAAACGGATAGCACATCAAGTAGACCGAAAGATAAACCGGGTGATACAATGATGACACTTTGGTGAGCTGATTATGAGCGGATAACGAACTCGTTACCGCTCTTTTTTTATGCAAAAATAGAATTATAGGAGGTGGCTTATGATTACTGACGAAATACTGGAACGTATTTTTTCTAGGGAAGATGTGGCAAAAGTGCCACTTATATATCAATCGACAATGATACACGCAATTGACGAAGAACTTGAAAAGGAGAAATCAGATGATAGCACAGACACCTTATCAAAATATGATTTATAGTCAGTCGCAAATGGCTTATACACCCCAAATGTACAATCCATGGACAACTAGACCACAATCTCAGGTTCAGCCTATGCCAGTAGAGCAACCCCAACAAGTAATGCAGCCACAAGTAAAGCCGCTTACAGGTAAGGTTGTTCAAACTTTAGAGGCAATAACGGCAAACGATGTTCCAATGGATGGCACCGCTGCTTTTTTCCCTAAACAAGATTTGTCCGAGATTTATGTTAAGGGATGGAACGCAGAAGGACAAATTGAAACAATCGTGTATAAGCCTGTTAGAGACACAAAACCGACACAGGCAGTAAATAATACTTTTGATGCAGAAAAATTTAAAATAGACCTATCAGAAAGCGTTACAGAGGGTATTACAACAAGATTGGATAATCTGTATTCAAAAATTGAAGAAATTGAAAGCAAACTAACAAGTTCTCAAAGAAAAAATTCGCGATCACAAAGTAAAGGTGGTGACGAAGAATGAACCCAATTAACATTTTTCAAATGATGAAAGCTGGCCCACAACAGTTTATACAGCAGATGATGGGTAATAACAACGTAATGAGCAACCCTATAGCTAGAAATGCTATGCAGATGGCTCAAAAAGGAGATTCCAAGGGTATAGAACAAATAGCTAGAAATTTATGCAAAGAGAAAGGAATTGATTTTGATAAAGCCTTTTCAGATTTCAAAAATCAATTCCCTTTAAGATAATTAATAGTATTCCCAATAGTAACCTTTGCATTTTTTGAACTGGTGTTTACAACACCTATGAATAGATGTTTTTGATACATTGTATTTTAAACATGCATCAGAAATACAGTCGAACTTTTCAATTAATTTTTTATTTGAATCGTAAACTGCTACACCAATAGGACTAGATTTTCTTAGCTGTTCAAGTCTGTTTGAAATGTCATTCTTATCAAAAACAAATATTAAGCCGTGAGTTGTTATACCATTACCATCACAGGTACTTCGGATTGAACTGATTGGTATTTTGTTTGCCTTTGAGGCTTCAACAACGCTTTCGTACGAATCAAGAAATACTCCATTAAGGTTGTATTTATAAACTTTTCGTTTCCATAAGGCTTTTGAACCGTATTCATTATTATACTTTTTGGTACACCACTCAAGATTTGAAACTGTATTGTTTTGTTTATTTTCGTCTTTGTGGTTTACACATTCATAATTATTAGGATTGGGTATAAAGGCTAAAGCTACAAGCCTATGGACTTTAAGCGGATAGTACTTTTGATTTTTTGATAACTTGATACATTTGTATCCACCACGGTTTATAAAGGGTTTCATAATTCTTCCTTTAATATGGGAAACATTACCACGATGGATGATACATCTTGACAAAGATTTTACATTGCCAAGATTACTTACTTGATAAATGCCCTCAAAGTTTGGGACATCTTTCCAAATTTCTTGCATAAAAATAACACCTGTCCTTTCAGTGTGAAACGTCCTACCGGTAATGTACGGAAACTGTTAGGACAAACAGCTTATCGGGAGCTACCCTATCCGTACGAATATATTATAACACATTTTAATTAACTTTGATACTAATTCTTGCAAGATTAAGTATATATAAAATTCAGGAGGTAAAAATTATGTTTAATTCAAATTGCGCAAGCGTACCACTTGTAGCGAATGTCGACGGAAACAACGGAAGTGGCTTTTTCGGTGACGGCGGTGCATGGTGGATAGTTGTATTTGTATTATTCATTGCCTTTGGCGGCTGGGGTAACGGCTTTGGCGGTTTCGGAGGCGGTGGAAACAACGGAGTAGGAGCGGAAATTCAGAGAGGATTTGATAATTCAGCAGTTATCAGCAAGTTAGATGGCATTTCTAACGGACTTTGTGATGGATTTTATGCCATGAACAACAGCATGCTTACTGGTTTCAATGGTATTAACACAAATATCATGCAGACAGGCTATGGCATACAACAGGCGATCAACGCTGACACTGTAGCTGGTATGCAGAACACAAATGCTATTCAGGCAACCCTTAACAACATGGCTGCTCAGAATGCCGCTTGTTGCTGTGAGACTCAGAGACAGATTGAGAGAGGTTTCTGCGACACCAACTACAACATGGCTACACAGGCTTGTGAGACAAGACAGGCTATCGAGAACAGCACGAGAAGCATCCTTGATTTCCTGACTCAGGACAAGATAGCCACATTGCAGGCAGAAAACAATAGCTTAAGGCTCGCCGCATCACAGGATAGACAGAATGCACTTCTGACTACTGCAATGACAGCACAAACACAGCAGATTGTCAACTCTGTAAATCCTACAGCTATTCCAGCTTATGTTGTGCCTAATCCTAATGCTTATGCTTATGGATGTGGTTGCAATGCAGGCTGTGGCTGCTAAAAGTAGCAGCTACGTAAAAACGAATAATTGAGTATCTTAATTGAGTTGAACTCGATTTTAACCGATTTAACCGGTTTTAACCGATTGAACATGATTATGTCTGCTATGCAGTATTACTTTTTAACCCAAGGGCAGACTGAAATATGTTTGCCCTTATTTTGTGAAAGAGAGGTAAAGAAAATGGCTGAATATAGCAACGTGGCTACTCAGGAAGTAGCCGCAAATGGGAATGTCTTGTTCACCGACACACCAACGTCAGTGTGCAACAGAGGAATAATAACACATAGGACAGGTAGTGGACTTATTAATCTTAAAGGTGCAACAAATAACCGCCGCGCCAAGTATAGAGTATCATTTTCCGGCAATATAGCAGTGCCTACAGGCGGAACGGCTGGAACAATTTCATTAGCAATAGCGATAGAGGGCGAGCCGGACTTATCAACGCTTGCAATATCAACACCAGCTGCGGTTGATGAATTTAACAATGTAGCTATGGCAACAGACGTATGGATTCCTTGTGGTTGTTGCATGGCAGTATCTGTTAAGAATACATCATCACAGGCTGTCAATGTTGCAAACGCAAATATAACGATTGAGCGTTTAGCATAGGGGGTGAGGATTATGCATAGATGGGCAAAACAAATAATGGAGTGCGTAAAAGCAAAGGTTGAATCAATCGGATTGGATAACTTTGAGGGACAAAACCTTGACGATTTAAAAGATTTTACAGAAATAGCAAAGAACATAGCTTGTTTTGACAAGGATTACAGAATTGTTGAAGCTATGGAAAAATCAGAAGATAATGAGGACATTATGCGTATGGTTGAACAGTACGAAGATTATCCAGATAGAAGATTCTATGATAACTACCGCTATGCTAACGGCAGACTTGCACCGAAAGGTAGAGGAACAAGGAGAGGTTATATAGAGCCGCTTTATTTTCATCAAATGCCAGATGATTACAGGACATGGGAAGATAAGCCAGTGCAGGAAAGAATGAGAGACCTTGATCGCATGAGTGGTAGAATGCACTATACAGAGCCAACGACTGCTACAAGAGACAGCAGAGAAGGCAAAAGTGGCATGATGAGGAGATCATACATCGAGGCTAAAGAAATGCATAAGGATAAAGACACGACTATGCAGGAACTTGAGAAGTACCTCAAAGGAGTTAGTGAGGACATTACAGATGTGATCGGCAGCATGACCCCGGAAGAGCGGTCGATGCTCAAATCAAAAATGTCTACACTTGTAACAAAACTGTAACAATTACACATGATGTATATAAGCGTAAGGGAGTGCAAAGTCGCTCTCTTGCGTTTTAAGGGGGCATATAGATTGAATTTTGAATTAAATAGTATTCAATGGCAAATTGTATGGGTAGACAATAAAAACTCGTTATTGAGCCGCACAGATGGCTCTATGAGCGTGGGAGTAACAGACATGAATACCCACTGCATATATTTGGCTAAAAGTTTGCATGGGGCATTTCTACGTAAAGTGATTATACATGAACTATGTCATTGCGTTTGCATGTCATATAACATATATATGCCGATAGAACAGGAAGAGATGCTGTGTGACTTTGTTGCTACATACGGCGACCAAGTATTTGATATTGTTGATATATTAACAGGATGTATGGGAGATAGAATGTATGGATAACATAGATAAGATATTAAAGTATATAAGACGAACTAACCCAGAAATGACCAGGAAAAAGCTGATAGAAGAGTTGGGGCAATCGCACTATCTTGCCAAAGCTCTTGTTATTGTATCAAATCAAAAATAAAAATTAATTTTTCAAAAATTCTTATAAAAAAATATTCGGATTAATGTATACCCCCCCTATCAAATAATTCTGAAAATTTCGGACGGTCAAAAAATTTTTTCTCGGCTTTTCCTCAATTTCATGCGAGTTTTGTTTGGATTTTTGAACAGAATCGAAACACTTCAACGTGGCAAAGTAAAATATAACCAAAATCGGGATCAGCCACACGGCGAAAGAATACCGCCGACAGGCTTATAATATGCCATTGTCTCCGCGATAGTTTTTTGTTTACTGCTTTGCGTGTCGCTGTTAATAGATTTCACGTCCATACATTCAAAAAGCCTTAAAACGCAAATAAACGCGTTGTTATCTTTGCTCATACAACAGCAATATAAACCGAGCGAGATCCACCACCAAAAAACGGCAGCAGACAGGCGCAATTAATAAGCCACCATAGACAATATAATTGTATAGAATTACACAAACAATTCACACAATTAGATATAAATATACAGTTAATAAGACTATACATGAACAGCATAGCACACAGGTGCAAATATAGCAATATTATATTATCAAAGATCAGAAAGCCGCCCGGCTGGAATTGAACCAACCACGACCCGCCAGGAACGGCAAAAGGGCGCAACCTGTGCGCCCTTTCTTTATGCGTTTGCTTCTTTCCTCAAAATTTCAATGCATTCATTTTTTGTATGCTCTCCGTAAAATTTCATAGGCTTATGAAATGCCTTTGCAAGTGCGAAATTTTCACGATTCTGTAAAAATAAATCCCGGATTTCTAGAAATGTCTTTTTGTGGTTTTCATACTGTTCTTTTTTCATTTTTTATTATCTCCTTTTGTTTATTATTCCATCGGGTAACAGCAAGGGGCGGAATCGAACCGCCCGAAATTCCTTTAATTCTTGCCGATTTTATGAGAATGCCCGGCGGGCTATCTCGTCTAATATTTTCTTTTTGTTCTCAGTCGTTGGAGCAAGAAGCCAATCCGGAGTAACAACGTAATTAACACATTTAACGCCGTTTATGCTTCTTTCCTGTCTCTTCACCTGCGGGTTAAGATCCATTGCACCAGTGTAAACACCTTCGCCGCCCAGCCTTGTAACATCAACGGCGATATATCCCGCCTTTCCTCTGTATCCTCTTGACAGCTCAACAATTATCTTGTTGCCGTTCTTATCCAGATCAGTAAAAGTTATTACCTCTCTGTAAATTTTGCCGTCGTGCTGCGCTCTTATTTCCTCTGTGTAGTTTCTCATGTTGTTACCTCCTAAAAATATATTCTTTTCGGTCTGCCATCATCAGAGCCGGGAGACCATCCCCGGCTGACGCTCCGAAAGTTGGAGCGTTTCGGCCGTTAATATTTGCTAGGCTTTTCGTATCGAATAATTGCCACCGTTTCCCCGGTACTCTTAAGAACTCCCCAGCCGTTCCACATTGGGCCATTAAGCCCCGACAATCTCGGCTGTCCGAACAACTCCGGGCGCGTCCTCTCCGCCCAATCGTCATCGTGATAATCATATATGAGATTTTTAAATTGCTCCGCTGTCTTGATCTCAGTTGGGAGATCATAAACGCATTTTCTACCATCCTCCAATGTACCAATAACCATTTCTTATACCTCCTTTATACATTCTATAGAAAAGCTTTTAACTTCTTCGTCTGTCATCAATCCAGCAAGCTCAAAATTTAAGTCTTGCGGGTCAAGTGTGTATACATCTGTTGTCCCGTCTGTGAATTTTACTTTAATTGTTGTTTTCATATTCTATGCCTCCTTAACAATGAAATCATGTTCAATTGTTCTGATCTGATCTTTGTTTGCTTTTACCTCTCCGATATAACTTTTTGTTGCTCTGTCATAAATTTTAATTATTCTCATTTTTTTATTCTCCTTTGTATTTATTCTACCTTGCTATCCACCAAATGCCCGCCGCCGATCATGTCAACGGCAAACGCTTGTAATGTGGAATTGTCAAGGTGTTTTGTTTCTGTTCCCTAACATGGTTATAATATAACACCCTAAAGGGTGTATGTCAACACCTTTTTTGGAAAAATATAAAATAAAATTCTAGTGTTGAAAAATGCAAAAATATAATGTATATTCATATATGAGGAGGTGCGAAATGTTAAAATATAAAATGGATGTAATGGAAGAGTTGGCAAGCCGTGGCTATACAGCTAATAAAATAAGGAAAAACAAGTGGTTGAGTGAATCGACTATGCAAAGAATAAGAGAAAAAGGCGACTTAAACACAAAAACGCTTAATACATTATGTATATTATTAAGATGTCAACCGGGCGATATACTGGAGATCATGCCGACAGATCAGGAAAAAATAAAATACTTTTAAAAAGTATGTAAAAACACCAAAAAAGGTGTTGACACAGTGCCTAGATTGATGTAATATGTATACATCAGATAAAGAAAGGACGCCGAGCAGATCGGCGGAAGGTGGAGAATATGAAAATGAGTAAGGAAGAATTATTAGAGTACATTGAGGGTAAAGGCTATGAAGTGGAATATGCTAGATATTATTATAATGATCATGTACCTTTTGTGAAAGTTGAGGGTGTGACCGTGTTCATCGCAAGAAGAAGCTTGGCGATGACTGGCTTATCTAGTAACCCAGCTTACAGTCAGAAGATGTTTAACGATGTTGAATACTACATAAAAGCATATCGAAAATATATAAATGAAGATCAGATTTTTGATCTTACAGCTGACACGTTAGACATTATTAGATACAAGAATAGCACAGTTACAACTGAAGAACTGAAAGACTTTGCAGAAAGCGGGCTGATTGGATGGGATGAGATACCGACAACGAGTATTTCACCGGAGCTATTGAAACTTAAGAAAAAGCAGGTGTACAAGAGATCCGGTATAAAGTACAGAGAGATTTAAAAAATATCAAGCAGAAAGGTAGCCGTAAGGCTGAAAAGGTGGGAAAAATGAAGAGTTTAAAAAAGTCGGACATAACGGATAATGTAATGGATGCTATTGTTGTTTTAATGGATGATGTCATCCGGGAGAAAGTGCATGGCGAATTAGCACCATGTACAAACAGGGAATTTCTTGTAAGGTACTGTGAGCTAGTCCCAGAGTTTGCAGACGTGTTGAACTCTGAGTTTAGCATAGACATATAAAATATGTCGAACTTTGAAACACGGTTTAAATTGATATTTAGACCGTGTTTTTTTATGCTTATTATATCTAAAATTCTGGAGGTATAAAAAGTGTTAGAGCGTGATTATTGTTATAAATTAAATATAAAGAGCTGTCAAACAATGATAAAGGAGTATAACAGATCGGCACAGAAAAGTGGACTGCCCCCGGCGTCTATGTGTGACATATTCGCAATTTTGGAAGAGGAAAACGGCCGGGCGCGCTGTATGCTGGATTTTGGACCTTATGCGCATGTATGTGCTAGCATCTGCATAGATCAGCTTGAGCAACACAGAGCCGGGCGACAGAATGACGGAAGCTGGAACTATCCAACATTGTTTGATCTGTCAGAGCGGGAGGCGATAAAGGAATATAACAGAATGTGGGATCAGATCGCAAACTGGCCATAAAAATCAGCATTGACAAATCAATAAAACAATGATATATATTTTATTGATGTTTTTTATTCATATCTAAACACTAAAGAGGTTAACCGCATAGAGTATATTTAACTGTATTCTATGCGGTTTTGTTGTATATGTATATATAATATATAGCTAGAGAGGAGGCGGAGACATGGAGAACAGCCAGGAGGTAGAAATATTTGACAATGAGATAGATATGTATTTGCAAGAGTTTTGTGACATTCACAAGCCGCCTATTGATGATCTCACAAACTGCCCCCAGAATTTGTGGTCTGGTGCTATGATGTATATATATAGACGTATGTTTAAAGGTACAGACAGATTATTAAATAATAATAATATATATATGTCTAAAGGTGCTATATATTCAAATATGTATGATTATAATAAATGCTTAGATATATGCGAGTATTATATATATATTTGTGGTTTATATAATAAAGTGCCATCAATAATAGACTATTGTCACTTGACAGGCATTGACAATGACACAATAACAGAGTGGGGGAAGGATAAGCCAAGCCACCCGCGGACAAGAATTTACAAAAAACTTCGCGGTTTTCGTGAAAATTGTCTGACAAATCGACTAATTGACACAAAACAGGCGGTTGGTTTAATTGCAATACAAAACAGGGAATACGGCTGGAACGATGCCGGCGGAGCTGCTGCTGGAAGTGCCACAATCGCACTAACTGCCTCAGATGTGCGCAAATTGTTAGAGTCAAATTGTGCCAAACTTCCAGACAATTCAGCACAGCCGGAGGCCATAGAGGTTGATTGCACCATGTCAAATTGTACGAACAATTCAAACAATTTAGGACAGGCTGAAAACGTAGGAAATAAGCCACTTTTTGGCGGTGATGATACGGATTAAATATATAATTGTGCGCAAAACAAGGGTTTTGCGAATAGATACAAAGGCATAAGTGGCATAATAGTAAATTGTGTGAACAATTAAAATAACATTAGCACTTAGACAAAATGAGTGCTAAAAAAAGAGCACTGGAGGGGGTGGGGGTGTGAAAGGACCCCAGGAGAGCCCCTACTAAGCCCCCCAAATATTTTTAAAATAAAAAAGACCTTATCAGCCACATATAAATATATCAAGTATAAATCTACACATAACGACAAAACAAATAAACATAGGGTTGGTGAGAATATATGATTGATATACCTGTTATAGACATGTGTAAAACAGGTCAAAACATAGTATACTATCGAAAACAACAAGGACTAAGTGTTAAGGATTTACAAAACATACTTAGATTTGCAAATCCAAACGCGATATACAAGTGGCAAAAAGGAAAATCAATACCTACAGTTGACAATCTGATAATTTTATCAGCACTGTTTAAAGTCCCAATAGAAGATATAATCGCAATTCAGAAAAAAATATAGACAAAATCCAAATAATGTGTATATAATGCATACATAACAGTTATCTATCGGTCAGATAGATATTCTTTAATCACATCAGACAAAACTATAAAATCCCTAAAAGGAACAAAATGAACGGAATTGAATATCAAATGGCTGCCATGCGTACAAATGATGGTAGGAATAGAGATAGACTTCTTAATGCTGTTTCAACAACAAATGGAATAGACGTTGCTGAACTGCTTAATGGTGTTATAGGTCTTACAGGCGAATCAGAAGAAGTTGCTGATCTTGTTAAAAAGGGCGTATTTCACGAAAAAGGCATAGACATAAATCACTTGAAGAAAGAATGCGGTGATGTAATGTGGTACGTTGCCATGATCTGTGATGCAAGCGGATTTACCCTTGATGATGTTATGCAGACGAACAAGGAAAAACTTGAAAACAGATATCCGGATGGATTTGACACTTGGAGAGCCAACCACAAACAGGAGGGCGACATATGATTGAACTTATCATTTTGCTTTGGATTGCCATAAAACTTAATGCCCCTGTTTGGATATACATATTGTTGGGCATAATTGCTTTAATTAAGGCCGTGGCGTTTGGGATAAATCTCAGCAAGAATAACTAAACATTGGGAGGTAATCACTATGGCGAAAGATAAATGCAGCAATTGTGAATACTGCATAACAGAAGATGGTGATAAGGTTTGCAACAATCAGAATAGCGAATATTATTCAGATTATGTTGAACCAGGACATGTATGTTTAGACTTTGAGGGCAAAAACAATGAGTGTGACTGATGATATTCTGAAAACTGACTACAGTTTACAATTTGATGAAAAGCGCAAGGCTTTAGTGGTTCAAAGCCATTATAAGTATGGCAGAGCTGGAAGAAATTTTGCTACAGGCAACGTTGATGCAATAGGCAGCCTTGAAAAATGCCTTGCAAAGTTTAAAGAGACAGGGAATACGGAATATCTTCTTGATGTTGCCAATTATGCTATGTTTAGATATATGTGGCCGCAAAGTGGAGAATACTTTAAACATACTGACAGTGATGAATCAGCCGGAATAGTCGGTATGAGCGTTAATGAAATGGAGAAATACAAATAGGGCTATCGCCAAGTGGTAAGGCACAGGACTTTGACTCCTGCATCCGTGGGTTCAAATCCCACTAGCCCCGCTACTGAGTATAGGCAGTTGTTGCAAGTAGCCTTTCCACCTATACAGTCCACCATGACTAACCATGGGAGCCTTGAGACCATACAAGGCGAATGTGAATGATTAGCTCAGTTGGGAGAGCAATAGATTTTTAATCTATGGGCCATGGGTTCGAGTCCCATATCGTTCATGCGGTTAAGGTTTTCAAATTCTTTTACCTTGACCGGACAAATGTTTGCTTCATTTGTGCTCCTTTCACTCACTAGCGGAACGCTGAATAAAGGACCGTCACAAGGTCCGGTGAGTGTTTTGCGAAAATCAGCCTACAGAATGCCAACTGTAGCCGTATAGGCGGTCGAATACTCCTTCCAGAGTAAATAATCACAAGCCCCGGCATACGGCTATATAGTATGCCATATGTATAATGACGCGGAGTAGAGCAGTCTGGCAGCTCGCTAGCCTCATAAGCTAGAGGTCATGGGTTCAAATCCCATCTCTGCTATTTGTTAAATGTTATTACGAGGTGAAAATATGGCTAAAGGCACACATAGGTGCGATCCGGATAAGTTTTCAGAGGCAGTAGCAGAATATATGGCTGGTAGAGTTACACAAGCTAAAGCTGCGCAGATAGCCGGAATGAGTATTCCAACCTTTTTGAAATACCTCAATATGCTATTTAGCGGAGAACCATTTCCGGACACGTTGTTTGTTTTTGAAGATGAGGAGAAGTAAAATGTGTGAATTTTGCGATGGTAAATGCCAAAAGATAGAAAATGGTTATACATACGGAAATGCAATGATAGTTGGCGATACATATAACTGGCATCTGTCCTACGACAATAGTGGAAACGAATATGTGTCGGGGCAGTTTGACATAAATTATTGCCCTATTTGTGGCAGGAAGTTGGTGGAGGAATGATAGTTAATATTGATGCTAGCGTGTACACGATGAATAGAAAAGGCTTTAGAGGAGTTTTGAAAATAGCGTCAAAGGCTGTTAAATTTGGCATATATGCCGTAGTTAAGGATGACAACGCAATTATGCTAAATGAGAAATATGAAGATATAGGCAGTCTTAAAAATGCGGTTGCAGAATATAAAAAGCATGGGTTTAAGGTGTATTGGAATGAGAATAATAATGACGGTGGACAATCGTAAACAAGAATACACAGAAGAGCACTTTAGAAGTGGCAATCCTGAAAAAGACGGCAATTATATTGTGGTATCACGCACAGGTGCTATTTCCCGTGATAACTACAGTAGCGATAGTGGATGGCAAAAGTCGGAAAATGATGGAACTGTGGAGTATTTGCCACAATCATGGGAGAGATTCAATGAAACATGAAAGAGAATGGCACACTTGCGACAGGTGCGGAAAAGAAATGACATTTTACAATGAGAAATACGCTCATTTCAAAACAGAAGAATTAGAACCTTTACATAAGAAAACTATATACACGGCAGAAGATTTAGCAAAACAAACGCTCCCAATGGCTATATGGAGAAACGAACACAAATATGATTTGTGCCCTAAGTGTAGGAAAGATTTTAAGAGGTTTATGAGAAATGAAAACACTAATTGATTTTATTAAAAATTTAAAACATTTTATCAATTTTACAGAGATTATGAATACGATGGCAATGATTGTCGATTTATAATTGAGAGCTATCAAGAAGTTTTATGCAACCGTACAAAGACGATGAGCAAACCTACATATTATGCAAAAAGTGTTATTGCTCAAATGGATAGGTGGTATGAGGATAGTTGGAAATCTATGTATAAATGTGAACCATTTGAGTCGGCAAAAGAAAAAATTATGATAAAATCCGATGGACAAACTGCACAAGTGTTTATTGACGGCAAAAAAGTAAACTGCACGGACATGGAGTTACATTTTATCGGTCATTCAAACCAAAGCCCAATGATTAAAGTTGATGCACGATGGCATAAAATGGATGAAAACGGAAATACAATTCTGAATGAGAATAAAACTGCCATATTGACAGAGGGAATAAAGATAAATTGTTAGGAATGATATTATGAAAAAATTATTTATAAGTGTGCCTATGAAAGGCAGAACAGAGGAAGAAATCAAAGCAAGTATTCAGAAGATGAAAAAGGTAGCAGAAATATACGAGGGCGAGGAATTAGAGCTTATCGACAGTTACGTTGAGGATAACCCACCTAAAGGCAACAATCAAGCCATTTGGTTTTTAGGGGAAAGTCTTAAGAAACTGGCACAGGCTGATGTATTCATGGGAATATGTGAGAGCTACGATTGGAACGGCTGTTGCATTGAAAGGGAAACAGCAGATAAATATGGTATTAAAGCATATACGATTCCGGTAAGGTATGTAATTGATGATTATAATGCACTTTTGAATAGATTACATCCGGTTTGCTGTGATACAATGCCAACATTTTAATAAAAATATTACCGGCTAACAAACGGAGTTAGTCGCTACCCTAGAAAAATTATAGGCAGAGGCCGTAGCACCTCTGCTTTTTAGCGAGGTGCTATTTTAATGTCTGAATTACAGAATTTGATTAAGGATTGTGAAAAGTACATAGATGTCCGGGGCATAGACGAAACAATTATTAATGCCTATCTTGATACCTGCCAATTAGCCAAAAATGATGGTGATATCACTACAATGCTTGAATGTACGGCAAGGTCAAAGGCAATCGTAAATCAATTTTGTTTGAAACAATTCGGCATGGATATCTGGGAAATAGAGAAATTTGCCCAGGCAAACAAAACGGAAATAGAACTTGTTAATCAATATTACCAAATTCTGAAACTTGAATCTTATGATAAATTTGAAAGTTTTATTTTTTACATGGAGAAGAATAGAGCTTGGCAGAAGAGATTTTATCAGCCTAGGCGAAAAACTTTAAATGTTGTTGCACAAGATTTGGAAGATTTGGAGCAACGCAAAATCAAGTTCTATGGCTTGTCTATGCCGTCCCGTGTTGGAAAGAGTACAATTTGTATTTTTTTCCTTGCGTGGATTATGCTACGCAGACCAAATAGCCATTCAGCAATGGGTGGACATTCAGGAATACTTGCTAAGGGATTTTACAAAGAACTTATGAATCTTGTATCAACGCCTGAGTACACATTTGGAGAATTGTTTGGTTATTACCATCCAAAATACAAATCAGTTGTTACGGATAAAAGTGCGGATGAATTTACGATTACACTTGGTGATCCGGACAGATTTGCAACAATTACTTGTAGGGGTATTGATGGCACATGGACAGGTGCCGTTGATGTATCAGCGGACGGATATCTGTATGTCGATGACCTTGTGCGTGATCGTGAACATTCTCTGTCACCTACACGTATGGAGAATACCTATCAGGAATACCTTAACAAAATGGTAGACCGTAAAAACGACGGTGCAAGAGAATTGATGGTTGGTACTCTTTGGAATGTCCTAGACCCACTGGAACGTCTCAGAAAACAATATGAAAAAGACCCTCAATATAGATTTAGGCAAATACCGGCACTTAATGAGAATGACGAAAGTAATTTCAACTATGAAATAAACGGATTTTCCACGGAATACTATAGGGATATGCGAGACAAGTTGGATAACGCTGAATGGATGGCTAAGTTCATGCAAAAGCCTTACGTCCGTGAGGGATTGCTATTTCCAACAGATAGTCTTAGATATTTTAACGGAGTTTTACCAGACGGAGATTGTAGGTACATCGGTGTTACAGATATAGCCTGGGGTGGAGGCGATAGCTTATCAATGCCTATTGGCGTTGAATATGACAACGGTGATGTGTATATCATAGGCTGGGTGTTTAATAAGGGCACAAAAGAGGTTACAGTGCCACTTGTTGTAGGTCGAATTATTGAAAATGGAATAAGACAAACTAGATTTGAGGGTAATGTTGGTGGCGATCTTTACTGCCAATATGTAGATGAAAAACTACAAGAACAGGGTTATAAATGCTCATGTTCAAGTCGCAAAGCACCAAACAAAGTTGAAAAGTTAGCAAAGATAATAGCCTATTCTGGCGATGTAAAACGTAAATTTATATTTTTGGACACACATAGAAGAACCCAAGAGCAGATGCAAAAAGATGCAGAACTTGGAATAAAGAGGTATTACAGAGATGACGAATATCAAGCTGCTATGGATGAGCTGACAATGTTTGTTAGTATTGGCGGCAATGAGCATGATGATGCAGCAGATGGAATCACTCAGTTGGAAATGTTTATTGAAAATCCAGAAAATACAGCAGTAGCAGAGGCGACATTAAATCCATTTAGGAGGTATTGATTAGTGGAAACAAAGGAATACTTGCAACAAATAGGCAGATATGACCGACTTATCAATAATAAGCTAGTGGAGCTTGCACAGTACAGATCTATGGCTTGTAGCGTATCAGCAGTCAAAAATGATGAAAGAGTGCAGTCATCACCTAGCTATGACACCATGGACAAGATTGTGTCCAAAATTGAGCAAATGGAAAATGAAATAGATATGCTTGTTGATAGATACATTGACAATAAACGAATAATTATATCCCAGATAGATAGCATGCCGGACGAAATGACTTATCAGATATTATTCTCAAGATACGTTGAGCAAAAGACTTTTGAAAAAATGGCAATAGAGATGAACTATTGTTACAAGCAAATCATACGAAGACACGGTAAAGCATTGCAGGAATTTGAGCAAAAATGGGGAAACACATATAAGTAGTCCCTGAATGTCCTAGAATGTCCCATAAAACATATTATATAATATATCATGAACAAGTTGATTGATAAACACTTTGTTTTTTCTCATACTTTTTCAAACCTCATAAACCCTTTGGAGGCACCAGTAGCTTTACTGGTGCTTTTTTAATGCAAACAGGAGGTACAAATAATGAACGGAATAGATATTAGTGCCTGGCAAGGCGATGAAAATATAGATTTAAGCAAAGTTCCTTTTGATTTTTGCATTGTCAAAGCAACTGAGGGAACAAGCTATAAGAACAGATACTTTGCAGCGCATTGTGATGCTGTTTTGAAGAAAAAGAAACTGCTGGGTGCGTATCATTACGCCAATGGCGGTGACGTACAAAAAGAGGCTGACTACTTCCTTGCATATGCCAAGAAGTATATCGGTAAAGCCGTTCTTGTGCTTGACTGGGAGGCGAAAAATAACCCTCAGTTTGGCAAGAATGATCTTGAGTGGTGTCTGAAATGGTGTAGTTATGTGCAGAAAAAGACCGGCATCAAACCGCTTATCTACATCCAGAAGAGTGCTATGAACGCCGTAAAAAAGGCTGGATATGGCCTGTGGGTGGCTCAGTACCCAGACTATGTTGAGACTGGATATCAGGAGCATCCATGGAACGAGGGAGCTTATAACTGTTTACTCAGACAGTACACATCCGTTGGCAAAATCCCTGGCTATAACGGCAGCCTTGACCTCAACAAAGCATATATCAGTGCAGGATCATGGCGCAAGCTGGCTACTAAGGCTGTGAAGATTGCCACTATTAAGCCGGTAAAGAAGAGTGTCAATACGATCGCAAGGGAAGTACTTGCTGGCAAGTGGGGCAATGGTGCTGATCGCAAGGCAAGGCTCACCAAGGCTGGATATGACTATAGCAAGGTTCAAGCAGCAGTCAACAAACTTGTTAAGACATCACAGATTACACAAGATAAGATCATCAATGCGGTTGCACATGAGGTCATTGCTGGTCGCTGGGGCAACGGACAGGAACGTATCGATAGGCTTAAGGCAGCTGGTTATGATCCAGACAAGATTCAGAAGAGAGTAAATGAACTCATGAAGTAGGAGTTGACATGAACAGATTACATTTGCAAGACCTTGTAAGAGGCCACTATGGTAGAAAAATAGCATATACCAATGTAGACACCATTACACCGGATAATATTGTGAATGTAGTCGGTGAGTGCATAGGAGTATTTAACTGGAATAAGCCAATTATAAAGTATTTATGGAATTATTACAAAGGCGACCAGCCAATAAGGTACAGGACTAAAGTAATTCGTGACGATGTAATTAATTACATCGTAGAAAATCATGCTTTTGAGATTGTACAGTTCAAGGTTGGACAGACATACGGGGAGCCGGTACAGTATATCAGCCGTAAAGATGATGACGCGATCAATAATGCAGTTGATGATCTGAATGATTACATGGTAGACGCTTGTAAGCAAGATAAGGACATAAAGGCTGGCGAATGGCAGTCTGCCACTGGTACAGCATTTAAAGCTATCCAGTTTAATCCAAACGGTGATGTACCGTTCAGGATTGTTACACCTTGTCCACTCAATACCTTTATCATATACAATAGCAACACTGAGGAACCGATGGTTGCCGTCACAGAACTTAAGGACAGTGATGGCAAGTGGTATAAGCAATGTTACACAGCCACACATGAGTGCAAAATTTATAATAGCACGGTTACAGACTGGAAATTACACGCTTATGGAGATATACCGATTGTCGAGTACCCTAATAATCACGAAAGAATAAGTGATATTGAACTTGTAATAGATATGCTTGACGCAATAAACAACATGCAATCCAACAGGATGGATAGCATAGAACAGTTTGTACAGTCTTGGATTAAGTTTGTTAATTGTGACGTTGACACGGACAAATTTAAAGCCATGAAAGAAATGGGTGCCCTAGTTGTTAAATCAACCAACGGTGTCAACAACGCTGATGTAGATGTTATGTCGCAAGAGCTTAATCAATCTCAGACTCAGGTTGCCAAAGACGATTTGTGGGATAACGTTCAGACAATTCTTGCAATTCCAACTAAGCAAGGTAACACCGGTGGAGATACGCAAGGAGCTGTCGAGTTGAGGAACGGATGGGATTTTAGCAAGACACGAACAAAGTTAAAAGACCCGCTTGTTGCAACATCAGAAAAACGGCTTGCTAAACTTGCACTCAATGCAATCAGGCTGTATGCACAAGATTTAAAACTGACGGTTAGAGATTTTTCAGTGCAGATAAACCATAGTCCACAAGATAATATGTACACCAAAGCTCAGACTCTGATTGTTCTATTGCAGGCTGGAATACATCCACTTGTCGCAATCAAGACTGTTGGATTGTGGGGGGACGCAGAAAAAACATTTTTACTGTCTAAAAAATACTTGGATAAGTTATATCTAACTATAGATGATGTAGAGCAACAGGAACAAAAAGCGCAAGAGATAATAGATAATCTTGGCAACGGAGGTAATAACAATGGTGACTAGATATACGGTAGTCCAAGACGGACAAGTGTATGAACCAGGTGATGATGTACCTGATATGGGTAGTATTACGGCACTTGAATCAAAGTATTAAGGTTTTTGTGTGCGTTCCGTCTCCGGTAGTAAATGATGGCTATGCTTATGGAACAAGAAACTATGTAGATGTGCAGTATAGCAAAAATCATTTGTTTGAATGTGGAAAGCATTTGATAGAAAATGTAAAAAATGCAATATGTGTTCCCATTTATCAAAATTTGGACTGTTATAATGACTTTCCTAAGACAGAAGTTGCTTTCTCTGCAAGAAATCCAGATAAGCATACTGTTTGTAATGATAACGTGCATCCATCTAAATATGGATTTTATAAATTTGCAGACACGTTATATTGTGCCATTTTAGGAGCATACGCAAATTAACTAAAGAGGGCTTTTGTTAATTGTATTGTTGGAACTGGCTTGACAAGGCGAACTGAGAATTGCTTAAGGTAGCAGGAAAGGTGGTAAGCAATGATAGTAAGAGCAGAAGAACCGCAGCAAGAAGTTGTTATAAAAATAGATACCAAAGGAATAGCATGGGTGTACTTGTGCCTTAATGAAAGAGTTAAGACAGAAGAATATGCAGAACCTAAAGAACAGTCAAAGACACATACATACTATGAGTATGATGGAACACAGTTTCATGCTCCTGTTGAAAGTCTTGATCTTCAAGACATCAATAACAATCCCCAGAAGTATGACGGCTATGAACCAGCCAAAATACCGTCTGATATTGAGCGCATAGACACACAAGTAACATATACGGCAATGATGACTAACACACTGCTGACGGAGGAATAGCCTATGTATGAAAAAATAAAAAAATGGTATCAAGTCTATCATATATGGAATGCTGAAATGGTTAAGCAAGCCTATGATAAAGGACTGATGACAGAACAGCAATACAACAATATAATCAATGGAAATTAGCAATCACGTTTGTGGTTGCTTTTTTTATACAAAATTTCGCAAGTGCCGTGAGCGTAGAAAACGGCAATGTCAATCGGTGGCGTTGCACCGTATAAAAACGTAGACATACGGAGGTAATCAATGAAAAGAGAAGATTTAGTATCAATGGGTTTGACCGATGAGCAGATTGAAAAAGTCATGGCTGAAAATGGTAAGGACGTTCAATCTGCTAATGCAAAGGCAAATAAGAACAACACAGAACTTGAAAGACTCAAAGCTATCGAAAAAGAGTATGAGGATTTAAAGGGGCAGAGTATGTCTGAATCAGAAAGAAATGCCAAAGCTCTTGAAGATGCTCAGAAGAAGATAGCAGAGCTTGAAAAGACACAGGCAATTGCAAGTCAGAGAACAAGTGCAGCCGAGAAATTCAAGATTTCCGCTGAACAGGCAAAGCTAGTGGTTAAGGATGATGGTTCAATGGATTATGACGCTCTTGGAAAGATTATCGCAGATAAAGAAACTGCCGCTGCCCAGGCTAAAGAGAAAGAGATAGCCAATGGCTCAACACCGCCAGGTAATGGTGGTACAGGTAGCAATTCAAGTGACACAAAGACAGAGGCAGAAAAAATAGCTGCCAGTCTTATTGAAAATCAAAATACAAAAAATGATATTTTGAAACATTACATTTAATTTAAGGAGGGAAATATAGATGCCAAGTATGAATATGCAGTATGAAAAGACTTCATACGTAGGAGACGTTCAGATTTTAAAGAGAGAGCCAAACGAGGCCATACCTCTTACTTTGGATTTTGAAGAAGTTACAACAAAGGTGAATGGCAAAAAGATAGTTAAAGCTGGAACTCCGATTGGTAAAGATGGCAAGGTTGATAACACAGCAACGGTGGTCGGCATACTTCGATTTGACGTGACAGAAGACAGACCACAGGGAGTTCTTCTTAAGAAAGCATATCTCAACACAGCAGTTGCAGAAAAACATTCAGGAGTAACATACGATGCAGCAGTTAAAACAGCTCTGCCAATGATCGTATTTGAGTAATTACAGGAGGTAAAACATATGTTAGTAAATGAAGTTATTGACAGTAAGTCAATTGCGCTGTCAGCAACAGAAAACGCAAGTAATCAGATTCCGTATCTTGGATTACAGTGGTTTCCGGAGAGAAAGAAACAGGGACTTGACCTACAATGGATAAAAACACATAAGGGACTTCCTGTATCTCTTGCACCATCTAACTTTGATTCAATTCCAACAATCAGAGCTAGAGAGGGACTTTCTAAGGAAAAGACACAGATGGCATTTTTCCGTGAGGGAATGACCATAGGCGAGGCAGAAATGCTTGAAATAGAAAGAGCAAACACTGCTGATGACCCATACCTTGCAAGTGCCATTAGTGCGGTATATGACGACACAAACAGACTTGTAAGCGGTGCGGAAGTTGTTCCAGAGAGAATGAGAATGGCTCTCCTTTCAACAGTAAATGGACATCCAGTTATCACTATTAAGAGTGACGGTGTTCAGTATTCCTATGATTATGATTCTGACGGATCATACACTACAGATCATTACATCAAGCTTGATGGAACAAGCATGTGGAGCGATACAGCTAATTCAAAGCCACTTACAGACCTTAACATTGCAAGAAAGAAGTTACAAAAACAAGGCAAGATTGCTAGATATGTGCTTATGAACAGCAATACATTCCAGTATTTGCTTGATAATGCACAGATAAGAAACGCAATTCTTGCACAGAACCTCACAGCAACTATTGAGGTTGACGATGATACTGTTATTTCAGTAGTGCAGAAGAGAACCAAACTTACTATCGTGCTTTACGATAAGATGTACATTGATGACGAGGGTAATGAACAGTATTTCTATCCGGATAATAAGGTTACACTTCTTCCAGAGGGTAATCTTGGCAATACATGGTTCGGCACTACACCAGAAGAGAGAACTGCAAGACAGGTAGCAGATGTTGATGTAACTCAGTATGGTACAGGAATTACAGTTGCTACAAAGACAGAGTACGGTCCACCAATGAAGATGTCAACATTTGCGTCTGAGGTTGTTTTGCCATCTTATGAGAATATGGATAGCACTGCCGTAATTGAAGTTCATCACGAGTAGGAGGCAGCTTATGATATATCCCTATATCGTTGTAAAAGATGGGGTATGGTATGATGCCGGAAATGATGTCCCAGAAACAAGCAGACCAGAAGCGGAAAAAGTTGCTTCTGGTGTTGCTATTCATACCAAGACCGAAATCAACAGAATGTCAACAGACGGCCTAAAAACGCTTGCAATATCAGAGGGTATAGATAATGCCGAAAACATGACAGGCGGCGCATTAAAAGAAGTGCTTATAGCTCATTTTGCTTTGTAGGAGGTAGTCATGGAATACACATTGGTAGAGCAAGTCAAAATACGAAAAGGTCAATATGAAGTCGGTGACGATGGCTCTATCAAGTGGACTGATCTACAGGATAATCCAAGAATAGAGCAGCATATTGAGGAAATTAAGCAGGAAATACGCAACAAGCGTAATTACCCATCTGATTACACAGATGAGCAAATAGAAGAAGATATGAAACGATATACTACCAATATAGTCAACTTGGTTGTATACGACTTATCTCAAGCTGGTGAGGAATACATGGCAAGTTTTGACGAAAATGGAGTCAGCCGTAGTTGGATTGACAGAAATAAGCTGTTAGCTGATGTATTCCCATTTGTTGAGATATTATAGAAGATTGTGCGTTACCTAACAAGTAGCAGAGGGCATACATTATGGTGGTGGTGGGCAGTATGCAAACATAAGAGAAAGGCGGTAGATATATGCCAGTAGCAATAATTATCAGCATCATATCGGTTACTTTCTCTATTTTTTTTGGAATTGTCAGCCTTGTGCTGAATATCAAGAATAATAGAAGAACTGATAACTCAGACCTAGAGGATAGAGTCCGAGAAAACACCCGCATAAATATGAAGTTAGATGCCATATCTAGCAACACTAAGGACATAAAAGATGAAGTCGTGGAAATGAGAAAAGAGCTTAATTCCCATGACAACAGGATTATTAAAGTTGAGGAAAGTGTTAAGTCGCTTCATCATCGCATAGATGGAATGGAAGCACGACTCAACGAAAACAAGGAGGTGTAAAAATGGATGTTATACAGAGTCTTGTAGCCAATATGGCTATTATAATGTCTGTCATAGGCGCACTCACATTTGTGGTGGCGGTAATTACACAAGTAATCAAAGGCGTTGGTGTATTTAAGAAGATACCAACCGACATATTGGTGTTTGTGCTGTCCATAGGTATTACCGTTGTGGCTTTTATTGCCTATATGCAGTACATACATATGACAATACTTTGGTATATGATTCTTGCAGCTATTCTAGCCGGATTTGTAGTTGCATTTGTAGCAATGTATGGTTGGGAAAAGCTGTCTGAACTTTGGCGGCGATTTGGCAAGGATGTGAAGTAATGTCGCTTGAAATCAATAAGCAATCTATGAAGTATGCTCCTTACGGCAAAGAAGTAGAGATATATGAAAAAGATGATGACGGCAATATAAAGTATTTCGTTACAGAAGAGGGGCAAAAAATACCTCTTATAGACCATAAGGAAATATCATACGAAGAGCCTGTATCATTTAGGGCTAATATCTCTTTCTCTGGCGGTGAAGCACAGGCAAAAGAATATGGCTTTGATGTCAACGATTTTGACGCAATCATAGTTACCGATAGAGGAACATACCCTATTAAAAAAAGTGACATTATATGGCTTGATAGCGAAGTTGAATACACAGAGGATGGCTATATTGATAAAACTTCTGCTGATTTTACAGTTGTAGGAGTCAAGCCAGCTTTGCGGTCAACAAAATATGTCCTTAAGGCGGTGGCCAAGTGAAAAAAACAATAGATGTATCTTTGTCTGTGAGTAGTTTACAGAATGCAATCAAGGAGCTTAAAGCCTATCAAGCAAGGCTTGACCATAAATGCGCCATGATTGCTGAAAGATTGGCTGACGATGGTGTAGAAGTTGCTAGAGTTCAACTCGCAAACTTAGACGCCATATTTAAAGGTGAGTTGATTGAAAGCATACAATCAGAATGCGTTACAGATACAAAGGGTAGTCATATTTGGGCGGTTGTAGCCGGAACAGATCACGCAGCATTTGTTGAGTTTGGAACTGGTGTTATAGGGCAAAAGAAACCATACAAAGGCGAATTGCCACCAGGAGTATCTTGGCAATATGCAAGCGGTCAAACAATCCACCAACTCAAAGATGGTCGAATTGGTTGGTTTTACAGGGACGACAATGGCCATTGGTGGTTCACCGAGGGTATGCCATCTAGACCATATATGTACAATACTGCTCGTGAACTTGAAAGAAAAGTCAAGAACGTTGTGAAAGAGGTGTTTGGCAATAATGGATAATGCATGGGCAATAGAACTTGGCCCGACAATATATAGCATTGTCAAGGCCAAAGCAACAGAACAGCTTAAGGATAAATACCCAACGCTTAATATTACAGATAAAGGTGAATCAGATCAACCAGCAGTATTTCCAACAGTCTATATTCACGAATTATCTGGAATGGAGCTGGGACAAGATTTAGAGGGACAGACAATCAACGCTGTACGAGAAACAATACAGGTTGATGTGACTTCCAATAAGAATCACAGCGAATGCAGAAAGATTGTGTCCAAAATAACGGACATATATAAACAAATGAGATTTTCGGTCACCGGAACACCTCAATACAGTGTTAATGGTGGAACCTATATATGTAACATGCGATTCAGTCGTGTGTTTGGGGCTGGTGACACAATATTATAGTTAGCAAATAGAGCCTGTGGCTCTTTTTTTATGCGCATTTTAAGGAGGTAAAGACATGGCAGTACCAGGATTAAGTACACTGGGTATTACTTTTGGTTATGGTGTTGAAACAACCGCCGGAGAAAAGCCAACGGCATTTACTCAGCTATCAAGAATCAATGAGCTTGGCGATGCTACAGCAGAACCAGAAGCTATTGACGCATCTGCTCTTGAAGATTTTTACACAAGAAACATATCTGGTAGAACTACTGTATCTGATACATACACAGTAACAGTAAACTGGACACCAGATACACTGGCGGAGTGGGAAAAGGTGCTTGAAGAGTACAAAAAGTTAGAGGGAACAGGTAAATCTATGTGGTTTGAGACAATCACACCTGGATTTACCAAGGCAGAGTTTATCAAGGCTCAGCCGCCATCAGTTCTTCCAGTGGCTTCAAAGGGTCAGAATGAGCTCTTAACGGTTGAGATCAACCTTATACTCGAAGACCTTGTCGGCTTTGATACAAAGGTAGCTTTTACACCGGGGGAATAACAAACCGCTCAGATACAGCCGTGCTGAGTGATGGCAATACAAAAGATACAAAATCGGCTGATTATACGTATTAAGCAAACAAGGGGCGGTTTTCGGACTGCCCCTTTCCTATTAAGAGTAGGAGGAAAGGAAAATAGCATGACAATTACAATGAATGGCAAGGAATACAATATTAAGTTTGGTAATAAGGCAGTAGCTAGGGCTGGATTTATCAGCAAGCTGGCAAGAATTGGAGTAATGCAGTCAAGTACAGACGATGGAGTTGGGGCAATAGAGGGAATGGAGCAAATGTATTTGTTAATGCCGCAAATTTTACTTGCTGGATTACAGGCTAATCATTCAGATGAGTTCGGCTACAACTTAACTACAGGAAAAGGTCGTGACGAACAGCTTAGTAAAGTTGAGGATATGCTTGACCATTTTGTAGATGAAGAAAACGGAGATTTTCTTAAGCTTCAGGAGGATATCTCAAATGAGATGCTTCACAATGGTTTTTTAAAGAGACTGTTCGAGGAGGAGACAGCAAAAGTGCAGAATCAGGCACAGAAATAATCCTTGAACAGGATAACAAAGATTTTAATTACGAGAATTACTGTAGCGAAATACGACCACGTTGGTTAATGATGACCAAGGGCTATGGACTTACAGTTGAGGATATTGACAAATCTTGCCCAGCAGACCTTGAACCATACGAAAAAGCATATCATATGGCAGAAAAAGAATACGACTCACAAGTATATGCATGGGTAGGAACGTATGTCAGATCTGCTCTTTGCTTTGCAATAGATCATTGCCTTAACGGCAAGAAAGCAAGTTCAGAGTATCTTAAAGCTCCACTTATGGAAAATGAAGAAGATAGGGTAAATAGACTTAGAAATGAGTTTATTGAAGAACGATTAAAGGCAAAGCAAGAATGGGATAGGACACACAATATGATTGACGGCAAGGACTGATGTTTTTGCTGTCTTTTTTATTACAACAAGGCGGTGAAACATGGCAACAGTAGACAATCTTGAAGTTAAAATACATGCAAGTGCAACACAGGCGGTTAATGCAGTAGATAAACTGTCAAATAAGCTCGGCACACTATCTAAGACATTACAAGGAATTGATAGTAATGGTATAGCCAAGTTTGCACAGGGCATGAACCAGCTTGCACAGGGCATGAATGCAATAAAAAATGTAAAAATGCCTGATTTTAACAGAGCTGCCAAGGGTATAAAGCAATTTGAAAACATCAACAGCGCAAAACTTACAGCGGTTGCAAATAGTATAAGTCCGCTTGCTTCTAGTATATCAGTATTAGGAAACATGCAGTTCAACAACAAGGGTCTTACGAACTTCATTAATTCCATTACAAGGCTGTCTAATTCGAACATTAACGGCATGAATATAAACGCTATAGGTCAGCTTGGAAATGCGATTGTAAGCTTATCTAGCACGTTGCAAGGCGCTCAGAGCGTTAGCACGAATGTAATTCAGCTTACCAATGCAGTTGGCAGACTTGCAAACGCCGGGCAAAAAGCAAGCATTGTAGCAGCAACATTACCACAATTATCTGTGGCACTTCGCAATCTGTTTAATACTATGGCGCTTGCACCACAACTATCCGCTGGAACAATACAGATGACCACTGCACTTGGTAATCTTGCATCAGTAGGCGTAAAAGCCACACAAACAGCAGGTGGACTAGGGGCACTTGCAGCAGAACTTAAGAAGTTTATGCAAGTTATGGCTACAGCACCACAAGTATCACAAAATGTAATACAAATGACTCATGCACTTGCAAATCTGGCAGCGCAAGGAAGCAGGACAGCAAGTGCGAGCAGAGGTATACAAAACAGTTTTTCCGGTATGGGCAGCAGTGCTAAAAGCGCTAAAAAACATATATGGAGTCTTGCTTCAACAGTCGGAAAACTATATGCGGCATTTTGGGCAGCGCAAAGAGTATTAAGTGGATTCAAAAAAGCCATAGACATTTCATCTGATCTTACTGAGGTGCAGAACGTTGTTGTTAATACTTTTGGCCAATACACGGACAAATTAGAGCAATTCTCCAAAACATCAATAAAAATGTATGGAATGTCAGAATTGTCGGCAAAACAGACAGCTGGTAGATTTCAAGCTATGGGACTTGCCATGGGAGCTCCTGTTAAAGATATGTCTGATATGTCGATACAACTTACTGCACTGTCAGCCGACTTAGCTTCATTCTACAATATTTCACAGGAAGAAAGCTCACGTAAATTATGGTCAATCTTTACAGGCGAAACAGAGCCTATGCGAGCTTTTGGTATTGATCTTACAAATGCGACCCTCAAAGAGTATGCGATGAAAAAAGGTCTTGATGCCAACATATCCTCTATGACTCAGCTGGAAAAAACAATGCTGAGATATCAGTACGTCATGGATAACACCAAGAATGTACAGGGCGATTTTGCACGTACAAGTCAGACATGGGCTAACCAGTTACGTATCTTACAGGAGCAAATAAAGGCGATCGCTGGCGTATGGGGCAATGCATTTGTCAATATGTTAAAACCGCTTGTACAGGCGCTTAATAAGGCTTTATCGGCGGTTTACACTTTTTCCGAAAAGGTAGTAAATGCCCTTGGCGCAATCTTTGGATGGAAACTAGAGATACAAAAGGGTTCTATATCTGATGATTTTGAAGGTGCTGCTGGTGCTGCTGATGATATGGCAAGTGGAACTAAAAAAGCCGCTAAAGCGGCCAAAGATTTAAAAACACATCTTCTTGGTATTGATGAGTTGAACGTGGTCGAACCGGATAAAGACACAGGCACAAACGGTGGTGGTGGTTCTGGTGGTGGCACTGGTGTAAGCGGTGCTGGTGGCAACAATGGACTTAAATACCAAATAAAAGAAACAGAGGGGCTTTATAAATCCAGTATCAAGAATCTTAACCAATTAGGCAAATATATCAGTGATAGTTTGTCTAAGGCAATGGAATCTATTAAGTGGAATAAGGTATACAAAAAAGCAAAAAATTTTGGCAAAGGACTTGCCGACTTCTTGAATGGCCTCATTACTCCGAGATTGTTTTCTGACCTTGGCTCAACAATTGCCGGCGCAATAAATACAGCGCTTACTGCTGGAAATACTTTTGCAATCAATTTTGATTGGAAAAACTTGGGTAAATCGCTTATATCTTCAATAACTGGATTTCTCAATACCTGGGACGCTGGACTTACAGGAGCAACATTGTCTAATTTTGCTATAGGCATATGTAAATATGTTGTTAGTGCTTTTGATACCGCAAATAAGGATAATCTTTGGCAAAAATTAGGGCAAAAAGTTGTTGATTTTATTTGCGGTATCAACTGGGGAAATCTTGTTTGGAATTTAGGCTCACTAATTGCCACTATGGCAAAAGAAATTCCTAAAATACCATTGCAAATTTATGAAGGTGTAGGCCAAGCAATAATTGATAAAGTATTTGGAGAAGGTGCATATAGCAAAATATCCAATTCAAAATTATTCAAGGGCATAAAAAAAGCACTTGAATATATTATTGCGCCAATGAATTTAATTGTAGATATAATCAACAAGATCAAATCTGGTGTGGGCAAATTGTCCCCATATACAGATAAGGTTCTAACAGTATTAAAACCTGCATTAAGCACAGTCTCAAATTTATTAAGTACGGTTTATTCGGTTATTTCAAAAGTTGCTGGCGCAATAGGTGGAAAAATTTCTCCAGCATTAAATTCGATAAAAACTGTGCTTTCACCTATATTGTCTGTTGCATCAGCAATTAGTTCAGTTATTCGGCAATTGATTGGTAACTGGATTGTTAAAAAAATTGCGGATATAAGTGCAAAAGTTCAAATTGCATGGGACATTGTTAAGCCTATTTTAAATTCAATTACCGAAAAATTAAAAACGCTTTGGGAATATCTCAAGAAAATTACAGACAAATTAAGCAGCGTTGCAAAATTCGGAATGAAAACAAGCCCTATAGTTGGATTATCAGGAATCATAAGTAACAAGTTTAATATTGATACGACCACCAACAGAAAGACTGATAAAGACTATAAAAAACTGAATAAATCAGTTCGTAGTGCTATATCGGCTTTTGATGGAAAAAATGTTGATTACAACGTAGACACGTCAGTAAATGATAGTAAGACAGACAACGTAGCGACAATAAGAAATATAGGAAAAATATGGGCCGATACCTGGAAAGGCAAGAGTGCTAAGTACGATGCGCAAACCGCCACAAATGGGCAACTAACATCAAGTAATAATATTTTGTCTGGAATAGTTAACAGATGGTCGTCAACATGGAAAAATAAAACGGCTAAATACAATGCACAGACCACAATAAATGGGCAAAATGCTACAACAGGAGAAAAACTTGCCAACATAGCTAGTGTTTTTAGCCGATATTGGAAAAGCAAAACGGTTAAGTATAATGCTGCAACCGCCGTTAATGGTACTCCAACAACTAGTGGTAGTGCGGTTAAGTCAATTAACGACACATTACAAAAAAACTTTACCGGAAAAAGCGTACAGTACAACATCAAGACACAGACAGACGAGAGTTTAAAAAAACTTGGTGAGAATGCTGCAAATCAAATATATATGGGTATGTCTAATAAGGAAATTAAGTTCCGAATCAAAAATGCACCAGATCCAATTAAAGAGGCTATGTCTGGTTCGTTTAGCTTCATGCCTACGTATGCGACTGGTGGATTCCCCGAAGATGGTTGGTTCAGGGCAAATCAAGGTGAGATTATGGGTAAATTCGACAACGGCAAGTCTGTTGTTGTGAATAATGAGCAGATTACCGCCGGCATTGCAAATGGAGTTAGACAAGCGGTTGATGATGCACTTACGCCTTATCTTTCCCAAATTGCCCGGAATACAAGGGAAACAGCAGATAAAGATACATCTATCAATATTGATGGTCGAACCCTTGTCAGCGAAACGGATAGGCGTAGATCACGTAACGGTCATCAATTTACAACAGCATAGAGGTGATAATATGGCACAAGGATTATCAAGTTTTTTAAATGTCAACGGTGTGGACTTTCCGTGCCCCGCCGTTGGCTTTACTTATACTATTACAACGACAGTTAATGCTGGACGTAATGCAAATAATGTAACTATTGGTCAAAGAATTGGCAGAGACTTGTATAAACTGGACAATATGAAGTGGGTCGGCCTTGAACCCAAAATTTGGCAAGCAATGCTAAAAGCAGTTGAACCATTTTATATTCCAGTAACGTTTGAGGATTACCGAACAGGCAAGCCGATAACAATTATAATGTATCCGGGTGACAGAACAGCAGAACCATTGTTTGCAAGTCCAAAATCGCACATAGTAACTAAATATCGTAACTGTCAGTTCAACCTTATAGATACTGGTAGGTGATGTAATGCAAAATGTAAGCAAAAAATATAAGGAATCTATGAAGTCCCTTAACCGAAACAGAGGTTATATCAAAGCAACAATAGGCCTTGTAAATTCCCGAGCCCAAAACGAAATAAAACTAGACAAACAAATAAAAACAGTAGCATATTCTAATGGCATTGCCCCTTTTGATGGCGAAGAAGTAACTAGAATATATGCTACAGCAGAACCTGGCATTGCTGTCCTCGATGGCAATGCTTTTTTCTTGCCTAGAACTGGCACCGATTACTATAACAACGGCATTGTAACTGCTGATATTACAGGGATAGTTACAATGACATTTGCTAATCCGCATACTATTAAGGGTTTGACTGTCAATTTTGGAAAATGTTATCCGACTGAATTTGATGTTATTACTAATAACGGTACAAGTCATTATAGAAACGCTGATGAAGTATGGATAACGGAAGATGTTTTTACAGACATAACATTTATTACAATTGAGTCAGTTCAAATGCGTTATGGACAGAACAGATTAAGAATATACTCATTTAAGTGTGGCCTTGCAAAAACATTTACCAATGAAGAAGTTATGGACTACAGTAGCAAAGAATATGTATCTCCAATAGCAGAAACCATACCATCAATGGATGTTATGATTAAAGTTGATAATCAAGATCAATACTACGATCCAGACAATCCGGATAGTGCAATACAGTATATGGAAATCGGTCAAGAGGTTAAAGTACAGTTTGGCTATGACGTAGACGGACAGGGCAACATTGAATGGCTACCAGAGCAAACAACGTACCTGTCAAAATGGTCAGCAAACAGTAGAGATGCCACGTTTAACGCTACAGATAGATTTACATTGTTAACCGGGCAATACTATAAAGGTCAATATTACGCAAATGGGATTAGTTTGTATGATTTGGCATTGCTAGTATTGGCAGACGCAGGAATTACAGACAGTAGTAACTATTTTCTTGATAATTTTCTTAAAAATACTGTAACGCACAATCCGTTACCAGTTGCTACACATGCGGAGTGTTTGCAAATTATTGCTAATGCTGGAAGATGTACTTTGTCTGTTGACAGGCATAATAGGATTCATATACAGTCCGCAATTACACCCACAAAAACAATATCATCAAATGGGCAGTTGGATTATAGCGATATAGGCAGTGTATTACATGACGATGACGGAGCATTGACAGCCAAGCAATACGCAATGTTAAAGCTGACAGCAAGCAGGTATGATACATATAAATTAACAGCTTATGAGTATGCTACACAAGCAAAATTTAAACTTAAATAGTAGGGAGGCGATTTTTTGGCATCGCAAAATAAAACAAAAAATCTTGGATTATGCCAATTCGGTAATGACGATATCCCAGATTGGCGAACAGATTACACTGTAGACATGAACAAGATAGACAAAAGTATAAAAACAATATCAGATGAAGTTGCAGAAGTAAAAAAATCTGTCAGTGATGGCAAGTCAAAGGTCGCCTCAGCTATCACTAAAAAAGGTGTAAGTTCAGAGGCGACAGATACATTTGATGTGATGGCGGAGAATATTGGAAAGATACAGACAGGTATCAGCTTATTGCACAATATTGATGGGACGGTTATAAACGTAGATTGCCTCAATTTAGAGGCTTCGGTGTCAAGTATAGTTTTTTAGGAGGTGACAATATGATTACAAAAAACTTATTAGCTACAATTAAGCGTAGTTTTTTAAATTCAGCAGCACCAATAAAAATGGTTGATGGAAGTTTACAGGATAATGTTACTTTTTTTGGTTCGTTTGGGATAAGCGCAAAAAATGTAAATGATGCAGTAGATTACACTAATACAGACGCAGGGTTGCATTTCTTATTTGGTTCAGGCGATGCTCCGGTGACTATTGATGATTATAAGTTGGGCGAGCTTGTAACGACTTATCAGGGCATGGCTATGAATCATACTACATTTAATGATTACAGCGAAAATGTTTTTCACGTAACTAGAACAATCAAAAATACATCAGAGTCGTCTATAACCATCAAGGAAATGGGGGTATTTGGCGTTTATAGTGGCAAGTTGTTTATGCTTGCACGTACAGTATTACCAACCCCAGTAACGATAGAGCCAAACGAGATGCACGACTTTGCGATGCTTATATCACTTGAGTAAGTGAGGGCAGAGCATGAAGACAGCTTACGCAATGTGCAGTACTGGATTTTCGCGACTTAATAGCGAAAATCTATGTTTTTTGCCGAGACAAAAAAATGAATATAAATTAACTGGATATGTTAGCCAACAAGTAGCCAATAGTAATGGAACATTTACTATTAATCCAATAATTACACTTAGCCTTAACATATCTTATAGTTGGTATGGCATTATAATCAATTTTAGGAATTGCAAACCACTTGAATTTATTATAAAAACTTATGATAATGATACGCTTGTTGATAATGTTGTTGTTACCGATGTAGATAGCCTTAACTGGGCAGATTATAACCGCTATGGCTCTGCAAACAAAGTTGTTATAGAGTTTACTAAAGTTGAGCCATACGCAAGAGTATCGGTTGACTATATCGGAATTGGTGATGCAACCGACTATGAACTGTCCAAAGATGATATGTTTGACGCACCAACCATTACGATGCAAGATAAACTAAAGTCAATTACTGTTCAAAAACAGACATATAAGCCTGGCACTGGCAAAAAAGAACTGGTGTCTGAAAAAATTACTGTCAATTCAAACGATAATGTTGTAAAAGTCGATATAACTACACCTAGTCATGGCTATACTGCCGTTACCGATGCAAGTAATGTGACAGTTACAGTTACAGAGAGCGGTGCATATTACTGCATGCTAAAATTTGATGGTCTAACTGAAAAAGATACAACACTTACGTACACAGTCAGTGGATATGAATATGTAGTGGATGCTAAAGGATTAACCCATAGATACAATAGCAGCGGAACTAAAACAGTTAATTGGAATAATCCACTTGTTGATAGCACAGAAGTAGCTAGTTTGCTTGATGATTGGTTAGCGAATTATTATCTAGGCGCAGTTGATTATTCAATAAGTTGGCGTGGAGACCCTAGCGTAGATGCCGGGGATTTATTCAATATGATCAAGTCGAATGGCGACAAAATAAAAATCAAAACATATCAAAATGAACTTTCATTCAATGGCGCATGGAGCGGAAAGCTTAGTGCTAGAAAGGTGGTGGAATAGTTGTGGAATGAACCTAAAGCGGACTGGAAAAGCGGTGACGCAGTTATATGGACGGATTACAACCGAATAAAAAATAACATAGAATATTTAAAACAAAGAGCCGAAAGTTTATGTGGACCAGTCACAAATTATCAAACCATGGGTATTGATAAGACATATACAGATTTTTATTACGCAGACGAATTTAACGCATTTGAAAACAACATTGCACAGATTAACAGCGTAGTATATCTACAAGACATCGGTGCCAAGCAGACGTTTTATGACAATGGAGCGTTTATTAGCTCAGCAGAGATGAACAGACTGGAAACAGCTTGCCAACTTATTAAAGATGCTTTAGACAGTATTAAGCCTAGACGTATACCATTTAAACTAGGTGCATACAAGGATATAAGGATATAAGGAGAGATTAAGATGGTTTTAAAAACAAATTATAAAGAGGATGTACTTGCTGCATCTAATACAAAACGTAAGTACAATATGATCACTAATGATGATGGGACGGTTAGTTTTGAAGATGTGACGGAATATCAGCAGACAGGTGACAATTTTGGTGCAGGAGATATAAATAGCACTAATACCGTGATTAATAACATGAATACTGGTATAACAATTTTGGGAAAGGGATATGTGGTTTTTGAATTTAAAAGTGGAGATAGCCTTAAAGGAAAATATCAAGAAATCAAAAAAAAGATAACAATTCCTGGTGGAACAAATTTCCTTTTCCTGTCGTTGGCTTTTGTTAATGTTCGCTCAATTGCTGATGCGGTCACAATGTTGAATGGTCCTTATTATTCATTTGAAGACTCGGACAAAGATCAAGAGGTTGAGCTTGAAATGAATGGAACTACAGATGGTTCAGGATGGCGCGTGAGAGTTAACTGGCTTGCAATCAGAGAAATTGTTTTATAAAACAAAGCGGAGATTGTGATTACTCACTTTCTCCGCTTGTATTTGATTCATCCCATTCGTCAAGACTCACATATTCTCCACTTGTCTCTCCATCAATATTGAGATAGACAACATCATATATAAAATTGTCAGTATCATATACTAACATTTCTACAGTAAAATCACTTTTAACCTCAGCTCCAAATGAATTTGTGCTATACACATAACTTTGAACTACAACAAGGTGCCCTTTTCTTTCCATTGCAATATCACTCTGACTAAAAACAGAAGATGGAAAATCTGCTGACTTAGGATTTTTCAAGCAACTTTCAACAGTTTCTTTTGCCATGTCCCAGTAAGATTGAAACTGCATATCTGAAATATCCGTTGCATTAACCTCTTCGGTAGCGGTTTCTGTTTCTTCCTCGGTTGCTTCTTCTGTGGTCGGTGTCTCAGTTGTCTCTTCAGTTGTAAGTTTTTCAGTTACCTCTGCTTCTGTAGTGTTATATGCAACTTCTTTATGCCCTGATTCGGGCTGATTCGCGCAACCTATTCCAAGTAATATTCCGCCAACAATCATAGAACCAAAGATGCCTATTATAAATGGCATAGCTTTTTTATTTTTACATAATAATATTATAGTCAATGCTACACATATGCCAGCCCCTAAAAACATTATTATTGCTCCAAACACAATTAAAAAGTTACTCATTTGTATTCACCTCTCCCATGTGGTATATATTACAGTCATAGTACCATGTATTTCCCCAAATTACCATATATTATGACAAAAAATTAGACTTCTATTTTAATTTATTTGCACATATAATATAAGTATACAAATGATAGCAAATTTGTATGGGAGGGGTAAAAATATGGGAAATAACATGATTTCAAAAGAAAAAGGAGAACTTGTAAAGGAAATTGACCAACTCCTACAAGTTCTCCCCCAAAAGGAATGTCAAAGAGTTTATGAAATATTAAATCAATTATATTTCACTTAACTTTGACATTGTATAAGGTTATCAATTAGATCAAGTACAGCTTTCTTATGACCATCTGTAAGTAAGTTGTACTTTTTCATTACTTCCATGCTTTCATCGTTTCTCTTCTCCACCTTATCCCAACCAACAACATCTTCTGGTGGAATATTTAAGGCTTCTGCAAACTTCATCAACATGCTTACATCAAGTGTTTTTATTGCACCTGTTTCATATTTTTGAATAGTAGCCTCGGTAAGACCAACTTTTCCAGCAAGTTCCCTCATACTCATTCCTTTTGCTAACCTATAATTGCGGATGTTGTTACCAACTCTCAATCCGAACTGGCTAGCCATGATAATTACCTCCTTTCTTATTTGATACTATAATACTATCACAATATGATAGTTTTGTAAACATTTATTGTAAAAAACTTTCATAAAACGATTGACGAAACAATCGTAATATGATATATTATAATCACGATATGAAAGAAAGGAGGGTACAATATGAACTTGCCAAAACTCAAGGGAGTAATAAGAGAGAAAGGAAAGAATTATTGCCAGTGTGCAAGTGCTATTGATAAAAGCATTGCTACATTTAATTCAAAAATGAACGGCAAAACGGACTTTTCTATCACTGAGCTTGAAGATCTTGGAAATTTTCTTGGCATGACTGATGTAGAAAAATCAGATATTTTTTTACATTAAAACTATCATGTAATGATAGTGCGTATCATATCAAGATAGAAAGGAGAACAATGAACGAGTTACAGATATTCAGTAGCAACGAGTTTGGGGAAATCCGAACTATAGAAATTGATGGCAAGCCATTTTTTGTTGCAACTGACGTAGCAATGGCACTAGGGTATACAAACCCACGCAAGGCAGTAAAGGACCATTGTAAGGGAGTAACAAAACGTGACACCCCTACATCTAGTGGTATGCAGCAAATGTCTTACATAAATGAGGGAGATTTGTACCGACTTATTATGAAGTCTAAGTTGCCTAGTGCTGAAAAATTTGAAAACTGGGTAATGAACGAGGTGTTGCCGTCAATTCGCAAAACAGGCGGCTACAATAAGCCACTTACAACGCTGGAGCAGATTCAGTTACTTGCTCAGGGTAATACAGAACTTGCAGAGAGAGTGGACAGGGTTGAGGACAAGATAGGTAGTCTTGAAAACGACATGCCTTTATATGGCTGCGAAATAGACGAGGTTCAGAAACTTGTCAAGCGCAAGGTGGTGTCGGTACTAGGTGGCAAAGATAGCGAGGCTTACGCTGACAGGAGCATAAGATCGCAGACTTTTAAGGATATATATTGCCAGCTTAAGAGGGAGTTTGGTTGCGTAGCTACATATAAGAGTATCAATCCGAGCAGATCAGCGGTGCTAATGCCCAGATGAACATAGGACAGTATTGTGATACCAGGAGGTGATTGCGTGAGGAAAAATATGGACACGACAATTATTCGTGCTCTTTGTACTGTCATAGGAGCAATTATGTATGTGGGAGTGTTCATAATCCCTATTGGGCTTGATGTAATCGAAATTTCTTTGCCATTATGGCTGAAAATTATACTAATAATCATTATGGGGGGACTTATTGTGGTAGCCATAATGGTTGACGAAAAAATGCAGATTATTGAGGAGGAAAGAAATGGCAGAAAGGAGAAACTGGAATAACAACAGTGCAATAATTGCTGGATGCGTAATTGACACACCTATATATGAGTTTTCGATAGGCGACAAGTCATATTATTACATGACTATAAGTGCAAGACGGCAAAGTGGCGTAGAGGACTTAGTTCCTTGCTATATTGAAGATAGCAAGGTTGCATGTATTCATAAATATGATTATGTGGAAGTCATTGGGCATATCCGTACCAAGCATGTTATGGATTCAATGGGGAAAAATCACACAAAAGTATATATAGAGGTGCATGAGGTCAATCCTTATACCTATGATAAAAACAAAGTTGATTTTATTGCCCATAAGTTTGCCGATGTAGAGATCAGGGCAACACCTAGAGGATATAGGGTTTGTGACACTAGAGTAATCAATAATCTTCCTAATAGGATTGGAAATCTAATTCCAATTCTCTTGTGGGGCAAGAACACTGACCGATTCGCAGATGTACCACTTAATTCTATGGTTGGCATAACCGGCAGATTCCAGTCAAGGGAATATGACAAGTTATATGAGGATGGCACCGAAGAGAAAAAGACAGCTTATGAGGTATCTGTCTCAAGATTTGAAGTGCTTGAAGAAAGAAAGGAGAAAAAAGATGGAAATTAGTTACGAAGGAACATGTAATAACAGCAGCACAGACAATGTGACTATTCCTCGCGATAGATATGAGGAATTAATAGATATGGAGACAAGAGCTGATGTGCTCATAAGTGTAGCAAGAAGAGAAAAGTTTATAGATCTGGACGTGGTACTTATTATACTTGGTGAATTGCCACTGGAGGTAGATAAAAAATGAGAATCAGTTTGAAAAAGTTAATTTTGGAAAACTTCATGTGTTATGCGCATAAGGAAATTATTTTTGGGGATAACACTAAGATTGCCGCTTCCAATGGCAAAGGAAAATCCTCAATAACTAACGCTTACATGTGGCTGTTATTCAACTGTGATTATCAACTCGCCGATAATCCACCTATTCGTCGTATGATTGATGGTAAGACTGTAGATGACACAGACGTATCGGTCACAGCCGTATTTGACGTTGATGGCAAGGAAGTCATCATGCGGAAGTCTCAGAAGAGAAAATATAGCAAAGATGGCAGCAGTTACAAGGATGATAATTCCTATTCAATCAATGATGTGCCTAAGACATTAAGGGATTTTAATGCATATCTTGACGCTGATATGTCTATCCTCAAGATGTGTAGCAACATCAATGCATTTTTGGCGAAGAAACCAGCAGAAATGCGAGATTTCCTGTTTGCACTTGTAGACGGCGTATCAGACGTTGATGTTGCAAAAAGCAAAGTTGAACTTGCTGAACTTGTTCCGCTTCTTGAAAAGTATACGGCAGACGAACTTTCAGCAATGAATAAGGCTACAAAGTCCAAAGTTACAAAGGAGTTACCAGTTCTTGACGGACAGATAGCAGAAAAGGAAAGAGATATACAGATCAAACAGTCAGTAGATATATCCGCCTTGGAATTGCAGAAAAATGCAATTAAAGAAAAACTGAACAAGGTCACAGAAGATCAGCTGGACATGGATAAGGTAACTGCTGAACATGACGAAATTGCTGATAAGATTCTAAAGTTAAAATTCAAAATATCCGCAATGCAGAATAAGGCAAATGAGGATCTTGATTGTAAGAGATCTATGCTTAGAAGTGCGATAGATGATTGCAAGACTACTCAGATGAGTGTAATCCAGGGAATTTCTGATAACGACTGGGATATCGACCAGTCAATAAGAACTTTGAGTATTTGGAAATCAAAGAAAGAAAAATTAGTGGCTGAATGGAAATCCGTTAATGCTGAGAAATTTAACGAACTTACTACCATATGTCCGACTTGCCATAGAGAATTTCCAGCAGAAGATATCGAAAGACTTAAGAGTGATTTTGCACAGAATCAAGCCGAGCGACTGGCAGCAGTTGAGGCTGATGGCAAGGCCATAGCTCAGAAGATCAAGGAGATTGAGGAGCATATAGAAAAGCTTAAAAAATGCAATGAATTCAATCGAAAGACTGTTGCTGATATAGGAACAAAGCTTACCAAGCTTGAAGAAGAATATAACGCACTTCCATTATGCATTGACATATCAGGTGATGATGAATATATCGGTGTGATGGCACAGATAGAAGCACTTGAAATCAATATGGCTGGTATGGAGACAACAGCAACAAGGACAAGGCTAAAGTCCGAAGAGACCGCACTCAGGCAGGAGTTAGCTGAGTGCGAAGCCAAGATTGCTAAGTCTGATACAGAAGCTGATGAAACAAGGCTTGAAGAGTTGCTGGCTAATAAGCGTAATCTTGGGCAGGCTCAAACGGATGCGCAGAAGATACTTGATATGCTGGATAGTCTTGATAAGGCTAAAAATGAAGTTCTCACAAATGAAATAAACAAACATTTTGGCTTGGTCAAGTGGCAGTTGTTTGAGTTTGCCAAGAACGGCGGATATAAGTCAACATGTATTCCTACTATAGATGGCAAGAGTATTCTTACCACGATGAGTAACAAGGGGAATAGGATTCTTGGCAGAATCGATATTTGCAACAGTATTCAACAGATTAGTAATGTTGCTTGCCCTATATGGCTTGATGATGCGGAGAGTCTTGATTCTGCAAATCAGCAGAATGCTGTAGATATGGTAGATGGTCAGATAATAATGCTTGCCGTAAACGATAACGAGGAATTGGAGGTAATGTGATGAGTAAGGCATTAGAAGTAGCAAGAGAACTTGTAAGGCAGCTTGAAAAAGCAGAAAGAAAGAACAAGGTAGAATTATCAACCTTAGCATCTGGAGATGTGTTTGAGATTGGAAAGAATGACTTTATTGTGCTTGAACAGATAGGGGCTGAGACCAAAATTATTTCTAAGAACTTTATGGCCGAAGACATAGTTTATGATGAGGATTCAAGAGATTACAACAAATCTAATCTCAAGGAAATAATTGAGGATAAGATTCAGCCGATAATTGAGTCGGAGGTTGGAGAAAACAATCTTGTTGAGCATACTGTTGAGTTAACATCAGTTGATATGCAGCATGAATTTGATGATTGTAAATGCAAGGTAAGACCTATCACTTTTGATGAGGCTAGGAAGTACAATAACTTACTCCCTAACAAAGAGCTAGACGATTGGTGGTGGACATGTACTCCTTGGAGCACTAAGGAAAGAGGTTGGAGTTATAGCATGGCCGTTGTTTCGTCCGCTGGCGATATCCTCGACAGCAACTGTGACAACAACTTCGGTGTTCGCCCAGTTTGTATCTTCTCATCTTCAATCTTTGTATCAAAGAAAGGGGAATAAGCATGCCAACATTATCAATGAGAGTATTACAGGAACAGATTAATGATCTCAGAAATGAGATTGCAGTGTTAAAGGCAACCTCAAAGTCAATCAATCTTCTGGAAGGGCTCGGTATTGGAGATACATTTAAACTTGTAGATACAACGTGGAAGATTCTTGATATCACAAGTGCTGGATATATTTGTCTGGCTGACAGCATTGAAGAGAGACAGTTTGACTCAGATTCTAACAATTGGAAAAACAGCAATCTTCGTGACTATCTTAATGAGGAGTTTCTTGAGAAGATTGCCGCAGAAATAGGATTGGAAAATATAGTTCCATTTGAGAGAGATCTTTTATCTCTTGACGGACAGACAGAATACGGCAAGTGCGAGGACAAGTTTTCTCTTCTTACTGTTGACGAATACAGAAAGTATAGGAGTCTTATACCAAATACCAAAGATTATTGGTGGTGGCTTATCAGCCCTTGGAGTACACCATGCAACGATTACAAAAGAACCGTAGCCGTTGTTTCGTCCGCTGGCAATTTCGACTACAACGACTGTAACTACTACGGCGGTGTTCGCCCAGTTTGTATCTTCTCATCTTCAATCTTTGAATCAGGAGATTAAGTGATATGGCAGAAAAAGAGTTTGGAGTGATTTCACAGGCAAAGAATTTGACTGAACACACATTCCGCATAACTTCAAATTGTAATAGATACCCAAAGAAATACAGATTTTCGCTTGTTGACAAAATGCAGAACAAGGCATTGGAAATATATGAATATTTGTATGAAGCAAATAGGACGAATTTGGAAACCTGCCTTGAAGAGAGATCAGAATTGCAAACAAAAGCTATAACGCATTGCGACGAACTTTTGTTTTACATTGAATTATCAATAAAATTGAACATTATCAATGTAAAAAGCATGGAGTATTGGTCAAAGATGGTTACTGATGTTAAGCACATGACAATTGCTTGGAGAACAGGTGACAAGAAAAGATTGGCAAGTAATGACAGTAAATAAAAATATAGGTTACACACTGTATAAACCGTTGTTTCGTCCGCTGGCAATATCAACAACAACAACTGTAACAACAACAACGGTGTTCGCCCATTCTGTATCACACAGACAGTAAGAGTAGGCATTAAGCCGAAATCAGATAAAGATACAAAAAAGTGTGTGACCTTTCCCAAAAGGATAAATACAAAGGAATTTTTACTATGGATAAAGATGTTATATGTGATTATGGAAACCTGTATAAAGCATACAAAAAAGCTAAAAGTGGTAAAAAGCATAATTCAAGCACTGCAAAATTTGAAGCAATGAGTCTTGAAGGACTTCATATGTTGAAAGAACAACTTGAAAATCAGACATATCGGGTGAATCCGTATAACGAGTTTAAGGTCTATGAACCTAAAGAAAGAGTGATTAAGTCGTGTTCGTTCAAAGATAAGGTAGTTCAGCATTGCTTATGTGACAATATTTTGCTCCCAAGGTTGAAGTATGAATTTATAAAAACAAACTCCGCAGGGCAACTCGGCAAAGGAACCCACTTTGGCATGGATTGTTTGAAAGAACACATGCTTGAATTTTATAATCAGCACGGTCTTGACGGTTGGATTTTGAAATGTGATATTAAAAAATTTTTCTATCAGATAGATCATGAAGTGTTGAAAGATATAGTTGATTACTATTTTGATGACGAATACACGAAATGGTTGAATCATCTATACATTGACAGCACTGCTGGTTTAGGACTGCCACTTGGCAATCAAGTAGCGCAAGTATATGCGTTGCTTATGCTAAATGGGTTAGACCATTTTATAACCGGTGAGCTAGGAATTGAATTGTATGGTAGACACATGGATGATTTTTATCTGATTGCACCAAGCAAAGAATACTTGAAACATTGTCTGGATTGCATAAATCAATTTGTAGCGAGCCTGGGATTATCACTTAATGGTAAGACACAGATAGTTCCGTTTAAAAATGGAATTTTATTTACAGGTTTCCATCACTATGTAACGAAAGATGGAAAGTATATACGGAAATTGAATGGTGCAAATAAGCGTAAAATTCGTAAAAAGTTAAGAGCTTGGGCGAAACTTGTTAATAATGGTAAGATGACAAAACAAAAGTTTTATGAAAAATATGGTGCTTGGAAAAATCATGCATTACATGGGAATTGCATAAAATTGTGTCATTCAATGGATGTATATGTAGAACAATTATTAAGTAAATCAAATAAAATAAGGAGAAATAAATATGGTTAAGTGCAACAAAGGGTTTGTTGAAATCAATGGTTCCAAGAATGAAGTTACAGCTGAGACAGCAGTATTACTTAAATCTTTACGTGAACATATAAGTGAGGACGAGTTTGAAGAGGTTATTAAAAACTCAAAAAAGACTGATGATGAGATTGAGGCAGAAGCCAGGGAAGTCAAGAAAAAAATTATTGCAGAAATTTTAAAAGAAGTACTACATGAGGAGGATAAATAAATGGAAGATAGTACGACAATTGCAGAAAAAAAAGCATTTACTACTTCATTAAGTGAATGGAGCAATGCAATAACAGGGCTTATTATTGATGATTACAAAACTGTTGGCATGGATATGGACGATTATGCCAAAGAGTGCGCCATGGAAGCCATGACAAGCATATTCAACCTTGTCAAGAACGACCCTAAGATTAACATGGGCAACCTTGATACAAGCAATTTGAGAGGAATTGTGAAGCGATGTGCAAGTCTCAAATTAAATGCAAGCGCATATCCAAGGGAGTGTTACTTCCAGCTACGAAATGTAAAGGTAGGAACCGATCCACAGACAGGCAAGGATATATGGCAGAAACAGGTTGAGATGGGAATCGAGGGTAGTGGTTACGACTCCTTACTTGCCAACTATGGAAAAGACGTTGAACAGGTCTACCCGTACTGGGTAATCAAAGAGGGCGATGAATATATTCCACCAAAGCATAAAGGGTTGTCGATTACAGAGCCTGAATGGGTAGAAAAGGGACTATCAAGTAAAGCAGTAAGAGTCGTATATCCTGTCAAACTGTTGGACGGAACAGTGACATACCTTTCTGCAGACAGGGATAGTGTTAAGGTTAATTTGCTTGCACATGTTAAGCAAAATATGATGAATAGCACATTTGGGATTTGTGCTGACAGATATAAGGCTACAGAAAAACAAAAGTCGGAGATTAAGGCAAAAAAAGATGAAGTGCTTAACGCCTTAAGGACTTGTAAGACCGTAGATGAAATGCTGGAATGCGAGCTTGCGAGACCGTTTATCAGTGGCGCTTGGCTTGATACACCGGAAAGCATGATTCAAAGAAAAATGTGCAACAACGCAATAAGAAAGTACCCAAAGAATTATGATCCGATGGCAAGACAGGCGCAGATTGAAATGGACGAGGTGTATCAAGTTGCACAAGCTGAGATTGTTGAAAATGCAAATTCACAGGAATTTATTGATGATGAAGAAGTACCAGAGTTTGCAAAGTAAGGAGCACATATGAGGAAAGATCGCAATGGAGAAGTGTTTTCAGGTAGAGTAAATGTAAGAAAGGAGTTTTTCAATTGAGAATAGTTTCACAAGATGGAACGGTAGATTATCCATACGAAAATAGTGTGATATTTCTTGATCGTAGGTTTGAATATGCCGTGTCGATTCAAGTGATTGGATGTGAGGAAATTGAAATACTGGGTAAATATTCTACAGAAGAAAAAGCACTTAAGGCTATAGAAGAACTAAGATACGCATACTTGTGTTATGAGAGATTAAAGAGAGGTGCTAAACTTTCAGATCTCCCAGATAATGTAACACAAATTCAAATTGAGGGCATATGTGGATTATATCACTTTCCACAGGATGATGAAGTAGAGGTATAAGTATGAAACTTAAATGTATTTCTACTGGCAGCATTGGCAACTGTTATTTACTCACAAATGCAAGTAATCAAACACTTATCCTTGATTGTGGGGTGTCAATTAAAGATATACAGAGAGGTCTTGATTACAACATTAAAGATGTTGCTGGTGCCATTGTAAGTCATGCTCATGGAGATCACATCAGGGCAGCAGTTGATTTGAAAAAACTGGGTGTACCAGTGTGGAAACCGTTTGAATCTGTTAGTAAGGCTGTGAAAATGGGAGAGTTTACAATTTGTTGTTTTTCTCTCCCACACAACGGCACTCCAAATTACGGTTTTTTGATCAAGGTTGATGGGCAAAAAATGTTGTACATGACGGATTTTGAGTATTGCCCAGTTACATTCAAAAAACAAAATATCGACCATATGTTAATTGAATGTAATTACATCAAAGATATGGTCGATACTGATGCTCCGAATTACACTCATAAGATACTCGGTCACTGTGAATTAGCCACTTGTAAGGAATTTGTTAAGGTAAATGCTACAGATAACCTACAGAACGTCATATTGTGCCATTTGGGCATTGATACAAGCAATGCTGACAGAATGGTTGCTGAGATATGTGAAGTGGCTAAAAACGCAAATGTGGACGTTGCAAGAGCCGGAGCCGAATGGCAGTTGAGAGCAAAGGATGAATGTCCATTTTAAGCAGAAAGGAGTACAAAAGATATGGCGAAATCAAATGATAAAGTACATGAATATAGAATGCCCGGTGCAGCTTGGTTGTTAGAGATTATCAAGCGTGAGGGCATAGAGGAAGCAGAAAAGGAACTGGCCAAACGTAGAGCATGTTTTGTTCCACTTGAAATTCCGACGTCAAAGATGCGTGAATTTGAGCAGAAAGTTAAATGGAACACGATAGATACAGTGGTCTTGTTATCATGCGCAACATTGCACGATGAATTTGGGTTTGGCCATGATAGATTATGTAGGTTCATCGAGCGCTTTATGCTTAAAACTTCTTGTCTTGCTGACGAAGATGTGAAGTGGCAGGACTATATAGATACATTACAGGAAGAGGTTGGAATAACCTTTACAATTAGAGAGAATGGAGAGAAATAATATGAATAAAGTAATTATGATGGGTAGACTTACCCGTGATCCGGAAATCAGATATTCACAGAATGGCGATCAGATGTGTATAGCTAGATATACATTGGCTGTAGATCGTAAATTTAAGAAACAGGGTGATGGACAGACAGCCGATTTTATCAACTGCATTGCATTTGGCAAGAGCGCTGAGTTTACAGAGAAGTACCTTAAACAGGGCACTAAGATTGCCATAACTGGCAGAATCCAGACTGGTAGCTATACAAATAAGGATGGCAATAAAGTCTATACGACTGATGTTGTTGTTGAGGAACAGGAATTTTGCGAGAGTAAGAATGCGAATAACAGCAATAGTCAGCAGTCCAATACAGCAAATGCAAACAATCAGCCAAGCTCTGGCAACGACTTTATGAGCATACCAGAGGGCATAGAGGATGATTTACCGTTCAAATAGGAGTGAGTGATATGAATAAACATACAATGTCAGACTTATATTCAATGCAAGCTGCTCCGCTTTCTGTGAAGATAAAGATGACAGCCAGAAGAATAAGAGACTGGGTGGATGAGTATGGACAGGATGGAGTTTATGTGTCATTCAGCGGCGGTAAAGATAGCACAGTCCTTGTAGATATAGTGCGTAATGTGTGTGGATACAAGGAGATTCCGCTAGTATTTGTGGATGTGCCGACTCAATATCCTGAATTAAAGGAGTTCGCCTTGACATTTGATAATCTTGTGATTTTAAAACCTAAAATTTCATTTGCACAGGTTTGTGAAAAATATGGTTTTCCGATGATTAGCAAGGAAGTGTCAAATTGTGTAAGTGGTGCGAGAAAATATGTTAAATGCCTTGACAGCCAAAAATCTAACAACACAATCTTAACAGACAGACAGACAGACAGACAGACAGACAGACAGACAGACAGACAGACAGACAGACAGACAGACAATTCCATATGCTTGCTATATGGCAGACCTGCTAGGAATAGACAGGAGAATAAACAAACAGAACGAAAAGTACAAGAGTTTGCAGATGGGAGTTATCCCTAGCGGTTCAGAATACAGGTTACGCAGATTAAGTGGAGAACTGACAGATAGTAAAGGTAATTATAGCCAGTTTAATCAAGAAAAATATAAATTCTTTCTTGATGCACCATTTGAAATAAGCGATATGTGTTGTAATGTTATGAAGAAAAAACCAGCACATGATTACGAAAAGAAAACAGGCAGAAAGCCGATTATAGCCACCATGGCTTGTGAAAGTATTATGCGTACAAAAAGATGGTTACAAGATGGCTGCAATGCTTTTAATGCCACAAGACCGCATAGCAACCCTATGAGCTTTTGGACGGAACAGGATGTGTTGCTTTACATCAAAGAAAACAATCTGCCAATATGTTCCGTTTATGGGGACATAGTAACGGATGATGAAGAAAGCGGTCAAATGACTCTTGCAGATTTTTGTGATATGGAAGAATTTGAACTTGACAGACCATATTTACATACGACTGGGTGTTCAAGGACAGGGTGCGTATTGTGTGGGTTTGGATGTCATCTTGAAAAAGATGGACAAGGCCGATTTGAGTTGTTAAAGAAAACTCATCCAAAATTTCATAATTTGTTATATATCTTGAAGAACAATGGTGTGACCTACGCAGAGGCTATTGACTGGATCAATGAACACGGAGATATGAACATAAAATATTGATTTGTGGTGAGCGGAATGGAATATAAAGGAGTGAAAGCGAATGAGCGGAATTAAAGGCTATACAGCGGAAGAAGTCGCACGAGATGAAAAGGAAAAACTTATTAGCGACTATGAACTTTGTAAGTGTAATTTAGTTAAAATAAGACAGCATGAAAAAGAAATTGCAGATATAAGACTTGCTTACAATTCAAAGATAGTAAAGTACAGGAAGGAAAGCGTAAACAGAGTTCTTGACTTCATAAGAAGTGAATATAGGGCAGGCAGAATTTGCGACCTTGAAATATTGCTTTGCCACTGTCAGAACAAGTTAAATGGCAATATTGACGGAACAGAATTAGACCTTGATGAGCATTTAAGAGGAGTTCCTTTTGAGAAAGTGGGTGATGGTGAATGAGCGCAAGAAAAGGGATAAACTTAAAGCGCGTGAAGAATCAACTTGAATTACTTGAAGGTATACTTGGGCAGGATGCTACATCGAGACGTAAGAACATATCAAGCAGGCGTGCATTAAGAATCGCTCAAGCGTGTGTTGATAAGCAGATATCAAAGCCGCTGGAGTCATGGGGCGCATATCAGTGTTGTCCTAGCTGCGGAGTGGCATATATATATTTTGATAATTACTGTCCGGTATGTGGACAGAAAATTGATCGGTAGCAGGTGGAGAACAATGGAAAAGCTAATCGTCATCGTGGTCATTATAGGTATTATTATTGTGGGAATCGGTACAGAATAATGGCAATTAGAACATTATTACACATGTCAGATTATGGGAAAGGAGTAAAGAATGGAGAGATTAACAGAAAGCAATCCATCATGGATAGATGATGAATTATGGGAAGGGGCTTGCGAGCCAGACTGTGAAGAAATAGACGCAGTATATCGAAAGCTAAAAGATTATGAGGACTTAGAGGAACAGGGCAGACTTATCAAGTTACCTTGCAAGGTGGGAGATACAGTATATGTCAATGGTGTGTTGGGTTGCGGTGAAGCGGAGAGGTACAGAGTAATCCGAGTTGATTACCACAGTACACTAGGAACAGGGAGAAACGAGTTCTACATTGAAGCTTTGCTTTGTGCAGACCCGGATAGTGTAATAACCTTTTATGACAAGCAGTTTGGTAAAACAGTATTCCTCACAAAATCCGAGGCTGAAGTAAAACTGAAAGAATTGGGAGGTGGAAAGAACGAGTAAGCTAAATTATAAAAAAATATATGCTATAGAAAAATCCAACCGTGAAAGGCTTTTGAAAGTTAATCCAAAACTTGATGACAAGAGTGGTATATACTTTCTCACCCGGACGGATGAGGATGGCATATCTTACTTTTACATAGGTCAGGCTGTAAAAATCTTGCAGCGGATGTGCAGCCACCTTACCGGGTATCAGCACATAGACCTATCATTGAAGAAACGAGGGTTTTACGGTGCAGATAACCCCTATGGATGGCAGATTAATTTTATTCATTACCCCAAAGATGAACTAGATCAGATGGAACAGTATTGGATATTGCAATACACGAAAAAAGGCTACCAGTGTCGTTACAACAAGACAGCTGGTGGTCAAGGAGAGGGCAAGGAGAAGATAAACGAATTTAAACCATCTAGGGGCTACCGTGATGGTTTAGAGCAAGGTAGAAAAAACCTTGCAAGGGAATTATCCTCTATTGCAAATAAACACCTTAAAATCGAAATTAGAGCGGATAAAACTAATAATAAGGTGTCACAGAAGCAGTATGAGAAGTTCATGGATTTGTTGAAAGTGGGTGATTCAGAGTGAGTGGTGGAAGTTGGAACTATTTATATTCAAAAGAGATTGACGACCTTATGCAGTACAGCAACATTGAAACATTAGAAGAAATGGCTGATTATCTCAACCAAAACGGATATGAAGATGTGGCAAAAGATACAAGGCGGTTAGTTGAATATATTAAATCAGCCAAAATAAGAGTGGAAACGCTCTTTGAAATGTTAAGCCCTGTTTTCAAAGCTGTTGAGTGGTATTGTAGTGCAGATTGGGGCAGAGACAGAGTTAATAAAGCAATAGAAGAATACAGGAATGGAAAGGGTGATTCAGAATGAATGATTGCAATGGCTGTAGATACGAAAACAGCACAGATATAAAAGTACATTTAGAATTTTGTACGTATTGTAAAAGAGCCTATTCCAATGAAGAAGATAGGGAATTTCACGAAGATAAGTATAGAACTATAGATTAAAAATCAAAGAAAGGAATAGGTTGTCGCGACATAAAACCGAGGTTTCCTTTTGGTAAGAGAAAATGTTAGATTTTGGATATTACATCATGGATTGTATGCAAGGAATGAAAGAATTTCCTGACAAATATTTTGACCTTGCGATTGTAGACCCACCATATGGGAGAAAGGAACACGGTGGAAGAAATAGAAGCGGATATGTTAGGCAGAAAAACGGAAGTAAAATATTCGTAAAAGATGGGCAGTACGGAAATCGGAATTGGGATAATGAGCCACCTTCAGAAGATTACTTCAATGAACTTATGAGAGTTTCAAAAAATCAA